GGGCAGTTCAGCGCCGCAGTCTGTCCACGTAGGGATAAACCCCTTGTCTAGCTGCACAGTGCTGTTCAACCAGAACGTTCTGGGCACTGCCCCGATGAACATGAACAGGTAATCAGCCGGTATCTGTTGCGCCTCGCCGTGCCATAGCACGTCAATCTCCCGCAATCGCCCCGAGCGCTGCCCCTCACACCCGACCACCACGCAATCCTCCAGCACCTCGATGTTAGGGCAGGATCGAATGCGGTCGATTAGGTACGTGCTCATGGCCTTTTCGAGCGGGCTGCGGCTCAAGAGCCTGACACGCGCATTGGTGTTTTTAGCCAGATGCAAAACAGCCTGCCCACTGCTATTGGCCCCACCGACCACCACCACGTCGCACTTGTGCGTAGGGGTCCGGCCTGAGGGCATGCCGTAATAGGCCCCGTTGCCTAGAAAGCCGCCGAGGTTCGCGGCTTCCAACCGCCGATAGCTCAGGCCGAGGCTCAGGAGCACCGTGCGGGCTCCGATATCCTGCCCAAACTCGTCTGTGAGTTTAAACGCACTAGCGTTAGCGAACGGCTCGATCCGCTGCACCTTGGCAGGGAGCCAGAGCCCCGCGTCGAATTTCTCAGCCTGTCGGGTTAGCGCGGTCATCAAATGGTCACCCGTGATGCCGTCCGGAAACCCCGGGTAATTCTCAATGGCAGCGCTCTCCCGCGCCTGCCCGCCTAGCGTAGCCTCTGCATCTATCAGGAGCACCTTCAGCCCCTCACTTGCGCCATTGATGGCAGCGGAGAGCCCAGCGGGCCCCCCACCGACAATGGCCAGATCGTATATCTGGCCCATAGGACTAGATTTCCAGCACGCTCAAGTCAGCACCCGAAAGGGCCAGCTTGTAGGCTTCGTTCTGCGCGACCGAAATCAGGCTTTGCACGTCGCTGGTGGCCACGAGGGAATAGCTCTCAATGGTCGCCGCCGTGGTGTCCGGGTCCACGTCGCTCATGTTCAGCACCACCAGCACATACCGGTGCTTGACGGAATCGCCGACCGTGTTGTTGATGAGCCTGATGGCTTCGTCCGCCAGAGCCCGCTCTACCTCGACATCGGGCTGCTCGCCACGTGCCTTGACAAAGTTTGTCCCAGACGTTGAAGCGGCCTTGATGGCCGCGACTTCGGGATGTTCCTGCGGCACTGGGCTAGACGGGCCCCAATTGGTGCCCAGTTCGCTGGTCTCGTCTACTTCCTTACACATCTTGTAGTCTCCTGTTGCGTTTGGTAGGCTATTAGCGGTTTGAACCGCCACCCTTGCCCTGACCGCCTGCCGAGTTGCCCTGCCCGGAATGGCCGGAATTCTCAGCGTTGTTGTGGCCGCCAGAGTTGCCCGGCGCGTCCTGATCGCCGTTGCCGTGGCCGTTGTTGCCCTGCCCGTTGCCGCCCTGCTCACCACCGTTGGAGCGAGTGCGCTCAGCGCGGTTGGAGCGCTCGTTGTTGGCCGCGTAGTTGCAGGTCTGGAACACCGCTTCGCGGTCGCAGAGCAGTTCAGCGGATTGTGCCGCCCCACCCATGAGGGCGAGGGCGGAAAGTGCGAGGATAGTCGTCTTCATGGTCGTAGTTTCCTTGTTTAAACGGGGTAGCGCCCGTTGGGGTAAGCCTTGGGGTCGAACCCAAGGAATAGGATGGAGTGCTTGCGGGCTAGGTTAGCTCGCTCTTCATCGTCGCTGTTCGGGCTTTTAGCCGCAGCACTCCAATGCTCGAAAGCGTCCGAGTAGCGGTACGGGCGCTTGTTGTAGCGAGCATATGGGGATTTCGGGTCACGCTTTGAGTGCGACATTTAGTCCTCCTTTTGGCTAGTGGTGCCCCAGAAGCCCATCGAGCGGGCTTTGTTGGCATCCTGTTCGGTGCGGCCCATGGGGCCAGTAAGGTCCGTTAGCGTGTCCGGTTCCTCCGGCTTCACCAGCACGTCATCCAGCGACCAGCCGAGCACGTCCAGCCTGCGGACGATGAAGTCCGCATAGAACCGGGGCCATGAGGCCTGTTCGCCCTCAGACAGTTCCTTCAACCCGTAGGACCACTTGGCCTCGCGCAACAGTTGCTCCAGATCGTCCCGGAACATGTGAACTGGGGTCTTTACTTCTCTCATAGGTTTGCTCCTTCAGATCCAAAGTAATCGTCATCTTCGAAGTCGGCGAGTAACTCAAACAATTGGTTCATTAACTCATCGTCTTCCGGTTGTAGCTGATTTACTAACGTTTTTAATGCTGCGATCTTTCGCACTGATGATATGTTAGCCCACTCGGAAAGCATAGTGTGAATAGTCATTCTAGTTTCTCCGTCAAAGAAATAGGTAGCCAAGGACTACCACGGTTATGATTATCATTCCATACCAGAACTCAAAACCGTCTGGGTACTCAGGGCCAATGGGCCCATCGGGGTCGTGCGGGTACTGCATTACAGTTCGTCGCAGTAGGACCGTGCGATGTCGAACTCCACGCCGTGGGGCGGGAACACCGGCACGAAGTCGCGCTGCCGCAGCAGAGCCAAGCACTCTTCCATGCTGGCCATGGGCTTCCGCTCCACGTGCTGTATTTCGCCGTCCGGGATGGTCATGAAGAGGGTGATCAGGATAGCGTTAAACATCGGTTGCCCTCCCTTCCCACAGCCCCACGTCAAGTTCGGCGCTTCGGATAAGTCTTTCGTGGCGCTGCACGCCGAGGCTTGCGAACGGCCCCTTGTCGCCGTACACCACGGGAGCCATCTGTCTGGCCTCCAGCAGTTTCAGCCGGGCCTTCTCCAACTTCCGCTGGGCCAAGCTGACATATCGGCCCTTCGGGTCTCTCCAAGGATTGTTTTCCATGTTTCAGTACCTTCTCGTTTAAATGCAATTCCGCCATGGCCACCCCGAATGGCTGGCCAGTATAGGGGATGCAGGGATTGCTGGACCAAACGCGAGGGCTAACGAATGTCGAGCGGGTGGCACCGGGGACGCGAACACGCCACCAGCCCTTACGCCAATGTTCGGCCTCGATCAGGTGTATGCCGTTCTTGAGCTTTCGGTTAATAGGCGAGAACACATGCATCCAGTAGGTTTCGAAGGCCATTTTGCGAACTCCCGTGTTTGGAGCCCGGAAGATGATGGTGGGCTAGCGAACGCACAATGCGACCAAATGCCGCATTACTTTTTGGTGGGCTTTTTCTTACCTTCAGCACTCGGTCGTGCGCTTGTCCACCCCGGGCTCTGGTCTAGCCTACGTGTGGTCTGAGGGGTAGCAACCCCGCTGAGGTCCCCGGTGCGTAAAGCGAGTTGCACGGCCTCACGAAACTGTTTCAAGGTCTGGTTCATCGGGCCACTATAGCATAGGAGTACTAAACATGGAACTGCCAGCATGAACCTCTATCCCACACCGGCCGACCTCGACAGTTGGATCGCCTCGTCGCACAAAGGGGACCGGTTTGTCTACCACACCGGCCACCTTCTGCACGATCGGGCATTCCGGGTCACGCTGGCCGCCACAGGTGGTTACGCGACCATTCGGGTCATTCCGCTCGAACAGATAGCGCTGGCCGCTGTGGCCGCCTACGAGGCGGGCTATGTGGTGCTGGCGCAGAAGAAGGTGAGCCAAGATGTCTACCAGTACCTCGCCATCCGAACCAAGAAGTACCGCAAGCCGCCCCTTGCCGCCAAGCCGAAGGAGCTAGTCAATGCCTAAGCCAGCCAAGCCAAGCGGCCCTGACGGCCTCGAAATCGTGGACAAGATGGCCGCTGAGCCGTCCCTCGACCGGTTCTTCATCAACAAGCCCGACTTCACGGACGACGAGTTGCGGGAGTTTATCCGCATCAGTCGGGCCGAGCGTGCTATCTGGGTGAGTAAGCAGAAATGAGCTACTGGACCTCGAATTGGGCCGCCCAGCAGAAATACGCCTACCGGCGCGGGATCGAGAAGGGCCGCGCGCTGGAGCGGGCAGCCTGTAACGCGGACGCCGACATCCCCTACGAACAGGAGACCACCACCATGGACCACGCAACCGAGCGCCTTATCAGCGCCATCAACGAACTCACCGGCGAAGTCAAAAAGGCCACGAGCTTGCGCGAAGCCCTCGCGGCCACCAACGCGCAGATAGTCGCTAACAGCTGGCTCGACAATCGGCGCAAGACAGGCGTCGCCAAGGTCCGCACCAAGGTCAAGGAGCTTCAGGAACTCATCGGTCGCCCTGCGGATGGTGTCCTTAGCTTGACCGAGTATGATGAATTGGCCTCACAAGGCGCGGCTATTCGAAGGGTACGGCGATGAACTTCAACCAGCAAGTGGGCACGATCTTTGTGATCTTCGTGATCATCGTGGGCTTGCTCTCCACGGCCCTGCTCGCCGGATGCACCACCACAGACCCGTGCGCCGCGAACCCCCGAAACATGCAGTGCTTCACTGCTGACGAGCTTGAGAGGGAGTTGAACAAATGAGCCAGCCTGACTACAACATGTGGGATCCCGAGAACTCCAAGATGCAGGTAGCTTGGGATAGCGTGTCCTTGGGCGCGCTCATGAAGTGCCCCCGGTACTACCAGTACAGCATCGTGGAAGGCTACGACAGCCTGTCCGAGAAGATTGACCTCGTGTTTGGTCGGCTCGCCGCCAGCGGGTTCGAGCGGTACAAGAAAGCGCGTTTAAACGGGTTGGACAAGGACACGACGATCCTCGGCGTGGTCCGCTGGGCCCTACAGGAGACATGGAACGATGACGGTACCCAAGCAATGGGCGAATGGGTCGAAGCGTGGCACTGCGACGGGCTTACTCCGTATAAAAACGGTAAGGGCAACAAGGCGATCTGTCCGCACGCGCATAAAGGTGCATTCGAACTTGGGGTGGGTCCTTTGTCGTGTGGGTTGTGCGGTTCCAGTACTAAAACTAGTCTCCAGTACGTCCCTGACAACCAAAAGAAAAACCGGGTGAGCCTGCTGCGCGCTCTTGTCTGGTGGATGCTGGACCAACCGGAGGATCCCGCCGATGGCATCTTCCCGTACACGTTCCCTGACGGCACCATTGCGGTCGAGCACAGCTTTACGATCCCGCTTCCCTTCAACACGGCCAGCGGAGCTCAATACACTTTATCAGGCCATTTGGACGATATCAGCGAGTTCGGGCTCGAACACTACATCAGTGACAACAAAACAACCGCACAGCCTGTTCAAAAAGCTGCTGAAGGATACTCACCGCACTATCAAATAGACACCTATGATCTGGTAGGGTCTATTCTCTGGCCAGACCTCATCGACGGCGTGATGATCGACGTGACCCAACTGCTGACCGATGGCGTCAAGTTCGGTCGCACGTTCTTCCGCAAGACCGAAGCCCTCCGGGAAGAGCACCTCGACACAATAGCCTATTGGATCGGGCAGGCGGAAGATTTTGCAGCCGCCAACTACTGGCCCATGAACAAGGCTAGTTGCTGGAATTGCTCCTTCAAGGCCATCTGCTCCACCAGCCCGGATCAGCGAAAGCACTTCTTGAAGGAACTACCGCATAGAGAGTGGAATCCACTCGTACCGCGCTAATAAGTTGCATTTTGAAATTTCGGCACTTTTTTGTGCCGGATTATCCGAAGGAGAACCGAAAATGACCGATACACCCAGCAGACCCCCGTTCAAGTCCCTCAGCCCTATGATGGCGATCAAGTACGCCATCAGCATCGCGATGCGAGAAGCCGAAATCGATGGTCTCTTGACAAAGGAAAGCGTGTTTCGTATATCAGAACGCGCCGACAAACTCGTCAACGCTTTGCTCGATGGCAAGGTAGTCGATCTGGCGAAGGATGGCACAGGCAAGATCAGAGACGTGGAGCCAGAGGAAGAGAGCGAACTGGACTCCAACGAGTTTCCCCTCCACGCTAAATCCAAGACAGTCCTAGACATATAGGAGAGCACGATGCACACTGAACCTCTCGAAACTCCACCCCAAGAGAAGTCCATGACCCTCGCCAGCCCGGTGGATGTCTGCCGCGCTGCGGCCGGGCTGGCTCTGCAAGAGGCGGTCAATCTGGGTGAAATCAATCCCGCCATGGCTCGCCGGTTCGGTGAGCGCATGGATCAAATCTTCAACGCCTTCATGCGTGGCGCTGGTGTGGCGTGGACCAAGGATGGCACGGTGAAGTTCACCTATCCTGAGCCCGTCAACCCGATCTTGGCAGCGGTGCAGGAGCGCAAGGCTAAGCGGGGCTTGGATGAAAGCACTGTGCTCACGCAAGAGCAGCAATTCCAAAATAAGGTATATGAGTAATGGCTAGCGCTCAGCAACTCAAGGCCAACGTCGAGAGCCTGCGGGTGATGATCGGCGGCTGGCCCAAGGGCGGCAAGACCGGGGCCATCGTCGCGCTCCTAAACGCCGGCTACAAGGTCCGCGTGCTGGACTTCGAAGGAAACTACGATGTCCTGCTCAACTACGCACGGCCCGAGACCCTACAGAACCTCGACATCGCCACGTTCCAAGACAAGCAATCCACCGATGGTGCCACCGCATGGGACAGCGACGTTGAAGCCAAGAAGATGGCGTACAGCCAGGCCATCCAGCAACTCAAGGACTGGAAGACCACGGACGCTGACGGCAACCCTGCCAGCCTCGGTGCCAGCTACACGTGGGGTCCCGATACGGTCCTCGTCGTTGACAATCTTACTCGCCTTGGCGAGATGTCCTTTCGCAGAGCCCGCCGCATCCTCAACAAGAAGGCCGGGCAGGTAGATGTGAAGGCATGGGGTCTGGCTGTCGATGAGCTTGTCAACTTCCTTGCGTGGATGACACGCAAGACGAACCACTTCCATCTGGTGGTGCTCGCGCACTGGCAGATGTTGGGCCCAGACATCCCTATGTCCTCTGCTTCAGAGGACGGCGAGATCAAGGACCTGAAGAAGCAGATTGCGACGGAACGCGCCGCGATGCTGGAGACGAAGCTCTTTCCCAAGGGCGTGACCAAGGAGAACAGCCGCAACATCGGCTCATTCCTTCCGGTCCTGCTTGAGGCCAAGAGGGTAGTCAACGGCTCAAAGGTTAAGCGGGTGCTGCTCACTGAGACAGACGAAGCTGTGGACCTAGCGTTCCCGGTCCCCGGGGCGGAGAAATCCTACCCCATCGAGACCGGACTTGCTACTATCTTTGCACTGCTAGGGGCCAAAGCCCCGGGGCTCAAGTAACCCCCTAGCCCATAAAGGAGAACAAGAATGGCACGTAAGAACACAGTAGACGACGACGAAGTGGCGTCCAGCGCGGGCCTCGACGCCCTGATGGACACCGACTGGGAGAACATGCCGGAGGTGCTCGACACCATCCCGACCGGCACGTGGAGACTGCGCGCGAAGAACGGGGCTTACAAAGACGCCACCGAAAACCAGAGCGCCAAGTTTCTGATCTTCTACATCCCGGCCGCTCCGCTGGATGACGTGGACCCCGAAGCTCTCGCCGCAGTCGGCGCGGACTACGACTTCACGAACAACCAGATCGTGTTCACCCGCTATGTCGAGAACCTGCGTGACGTGAAGGGTGTGATGAACCTCATCGCCCTACACGGCGTGGACCTCGACGGCCTGACCCCGAAGCAGGCGATCAAGAAGGTCGCAGGCAAGGAAGTCATCGCTTCAGTGGGCACCCGCTCCTACGAAGGCCGCTTCGGCCACGTCACGGAGAACACGGTCGCTAACTTCGCCGCCGTTGGCGAAGACGAATAGGCTACTGTCGCGCTAGTCGAACGGCGCACCCACCTAGCCCCGGGGAGAGGATAAACGCAGCGGTCTCCGATTACATCGGGCGTTGCACTCCCCGGGGTTTCTTTTATCCACAACCGTCCAGCAGCCATAGGAGCGCACAATGATGACGGACGAACCCCTCGAAAAGAGCGACATGCAAGGTCTCCCTGACCCCAAGCAATTCTGGATCGTCCATGCGCACTCGCTGGACTGGCAAATTCTCATGCACAGGTTCGTGCTGGAGTTCGATCCAAACCACGGCAAGGAACCGCTCGATCCCAAGGTGGCGTTCATCGGCTACAACACCCAAGACATGACGCCTGTCTACTACCTGTCCCGGGAGTTCTTTCCCATCGAGCGCATCGCCCGGCTGATCGGCAAGGAAGCTGCCAGCCTCGACGGCATCGAGACCCTGCACCTGCGCGACATCAAGGGGCAGGAGGAATGGCCGAAGCCCAATGTGGACTACTGGGGCATGGGATGACCCCGGACGCGTGGGAACAAGAGGTGCGAGACATGAACATGGAATGCAGAGTGGCCAATGATTTCCAGCAGCGCACGGTCCTGCGCGCAATCCGCGACGGCTGGTCGGACTTCGAATACTGGACCCCGTGCGACACCGCGCCGCTGTTGGCCAAGGAACTTATAGCTAGAGTGGAGGCTCCGGAGGGTGGGTATTACTTCTCGCTCACCGAGAAGGGCCACTCTTTACTAGAACAAGGAGACGCAGCATGAAAGTATACTACGCACACCCGATGAGTTGGTATGGCACGGAGCGTGAGGCGCTGGATATCGCGACCATCCTCGCCAGCACGCCGCTGCACACCACCGTGGTGAACCCAGCCGAGCACCAGAAAGAACCGACCATGGCCAAGTTCCTGCTCATGGTCGAGCAAGCCGACGCCCTAGCCTACCGCACCTTCGATGACGACTTCATCGGGGCAGGGGTAGCGCAGGAGGTGCTGGCCGCAGCGCTGCACGGCAAGCAAATCTTCCGGATCATGGACCTGACCCGAGACAAGGGTCCCATCCTGTTCGAGCAGCGTGGCCTGCGTGCTGCCTTCGGACCTCGTGTGCTCACCATCATCGAGACCAAGGGCCGGATCAAGCGGGGTATGATGTGAAGCGAGGGTTCGTAGATGTCTGGATCGTCCTGATCTTCTTCGCCCTTGTGCTGACAGCCATAGGAGTATCCCTTGACCAAATCACGCAGAGTGCCCGCATACAAGCCCCGCAAACTCCCTGCGCCGATCCTATTCGTCGGTGATGCGCCGGGTGATGAGGAAGTCATCCGGGGAGAGCCCCTTGTGGGCCCGGCTGGCCGCGTCTTCGACGCGATCCTGCGAACGGCCAATCTGTCGCGGGAGGATTATTACATCACGAACCTGTACGATGAGCAAGCGCCTGACAACGACATCAGCCAACTCCGAGCCGACAAGGACAAAACGGCTGCGGCGCTCGCTCGACTGACCAAGGAAGTAGAGGAAGCACAAGCCAATGTTATTGTTCCACTCGGACCTACTGCACTCTGGGCCTTCACAGGGCAGTCTGCAATTAGCCCATACCGGGGCACTGTATCCCAAGCCTCTCGGCTCGCACCCGGTGCGAAGCTGGTTCCCACCTTCCACCCATCGCATGTGATGGCACAATGGAAGTACTTCTCGACCGTCACGATGGACATCATCAAGGCTGCGTTGGAGGCACGCAAGGGGCCGAAGGTGGTGTACCCGCGCGTGCGTTTAAACATCATGCCCAGTGTACAGGAGGTGCTGGACTGGGAGCCGAAGCTGATCGCAGCCGACCTCCTTTCCACCGACATCGAGACGGGCTGGGGGCAGATTACCTGTATTGGCTTCGCGCCCAATGCTCATGAAGCAATCTGCGTCCCGTTCGTAGACTTCGGGAAGCCGCACCGCTCCTACTGGAAGACCGTCGAAGAAGAATTTACGGTGATGGAAGCGTTAAGGCGCATCCTTGCCAGTCCAACCCCTAAGCTATTCCAGAATGGTCCCTATGATGTCATGTGGATAGCCAAGAAGTGGAAGATGAAAGTTGCGAACTACTCGGAAGATACCCGGCTTGCACACCAAGCGCTTTATCCAGAGTTACCTAAGGATTTAGCATTTCTCGGGGCTACTTATACTGATTTAGGTGCATGGAAAAATTGGTCTGGCAGGTATAGTTCAGGGAATAAACGTGATGCGTGATGATATTGAACTTTGGACTGCGGTTCCGTTATTTGAAGCGTACTATGAAGTTTCAAACTATGGTCGCGTACGCCGCATTTCTCGTGCAAAGGGTGCAACATTACTGAAACCGCTAACGTATAAATGGACAAAGGACAAACGATATCCACGAGTAGGCTTAAGTGTTAACAGCATTGTCACTGATTTTCTTGTCCATTTGTTAGTGCTTTATGCTTTCGAAGGACCTCCGCCTGAAGGAACCGAAGCCGATCACATTGATGGCGATACCACCAATGCCCGTTTAAACAATCTTCGTTGGTTAGATATTCCAACTAACAGGGCGCAAGGCAATCAGCGGAGGACAAAGTGAGAACCATATCATTGCGCGAAGCTCAAACTTTAACAGGCCAGCAGCGGCACTGGGCCTATAATATCTTGGACTGTATTGGAACCCGCAAGGTCCACGACACCCTGCAAGGGCTCATGAACCCGGCCGCGAAGAGGTGGTACAAGTTCGAGCTAGCCGCCCAGACCCCGGCCATGAAGATGGCCTCGCGGGGTATCCTCGTGGACACCTTCGAGCGCGACAAGGCGGTGGTTGAGCTAAAGAAGGAATTGCGCAGTCTCACTAAGCAAATCAACGCTCACCCGCAAGTGAAGGATAACTGGGATGGCACTGAGAAAGAGACGGGCACCTGCCCGGCTTCGAAACGCAAGGACGGCAAGCACTCGTGGGAGCCGGGAGTACCGGACGGCCCTGATCGGCGCTGCACTCAGTGTGGGACTTCTCGTCTCAAGCCTACGGCGTTTAATCCGGCCTCTCCAGTCGGCGTCATGCACCTGTTCTATGACCTTCTAGGGGTCAAGACCCAGTACGGCAAAGAAGGAGACCCGACCAGTGACGACGAAGCCATGGGCAGGATCGCCCGAAACTTTCCCCGAGTGGCCGAGCTTGCAAATTATGTCACACAATGGCGTGGCCTCAACAAGCAGATCGGGTTCCTCTCGACCAGCCTCAACCCCCAAGACCGCTTCCCCTCCAGCTTTAATGTTGGTGCTGCGTGGACAGATCGTTGGTCTTCTAGCTCCGACGTTTTCGGCTACGGTGGCAATGCCCAGAACATCACCGAGCGACACAGGCGGATGTTCGTCGCTGACCCCGGAAAGGTACTAGTCTATGCTGACCTTAAGCAAGCTGAAAGCAATATCGTGGCTCACCTTGCGGGAGACGAAGCCTATATCGAAGCGCACCGTTCCGGCGATGTTCACACGTTTGCCACCCGGCTTATCTGGCCCGAACTCAATTGGACCGGTAACCTCTCAGAGGATAAAGAACTGGCCAAAGGAACCCTCCCCGAGTGGGACCCAGTAGAAGGACACGACTTGCGATGGCAATCAAAACGTATCCAGCATGGCTCGAACTATGGTTTGACCCCATTCGGGATGTCCATTATCTCACACACGCCGGTCGCATCAAACAGGTCCGCGCAGCAGAGCTACTTCAAGGGTTTTCCTATGATCCGTGTGTGGCAGCGTGGCGTCCGCGAAGCCGTGCAGTCGCAGAAGCTATTGGTCGGACCCCTCGGAAGAGAAAACAAGATGTTCGGAAGACCGTGGGATGAGCACACCTACAAGCAGGGCCTCGCAGTTGGGCCGCAGGGCACTGTGGCTCATATCATCAACATGGCCGCGTGGCGTATTGAGCGAGAGTTTGATCCGAGCCGCATTGAACTCCTTGCTCAAGTCCATGACGCGCTCGTCTGGCAGCAAGACCCCGAAGACCTAGAGACCCTGTACCGCGCGGCGGGCCTGATGATGATCCCGATCCCGGTGGTGGACGTGATGGGCGTTTTGCGCTATGCTATGATCGAAGCTGAAATTGCGATGGGTGCGAACTGGGGCCACAAGTCCAAGATCAACCCTGACGGCATAACTGAAATCCACATACCCAAGGAGTATTACCCCGATGGTTTCTGACGACGAACTCAAGCGGGTCGTGGACGCATACCGTGCGTCCGACCGCAACAAAGCTGCCGCTGCTCGGGCCCTCGACATGCCCATTAATACCTTCAAGGATCGTTTAAACGCGGCTGTAAGGCGCAACCTTACGGCGGACTTCTTCGGCGGTGAGGTGCCGGAAGGCTACGTCATCGGCAACACCACCCAGCACCTCAAGGATCCGATCACCAAGGTGCAGGAGTGGCGCAGGCTGTGGCCGATCGCCGGTTCCGAACAGGTCTTGCAAGCGCTTGAAGAGTGGGGTAATAAGGCGATCACGCCTCTTCCCAGCACTCCCGTCCACATGGAGCTTGACGGCAATGACTATGTTCACTTCCGTAGCCAAGCGGTGGTCTACAATATTCCGGACGTTCACCTCGGCCAGTACAGTTGGGGCAAGGAAACCGGAGGCTCCTACGATCTCGACATTGCAGCGAACACGGTTCGAAAAACGTTTGCTCGACTGGTTGCATCGAGCCCAGCAGCAGAGGAAGCTATCGTCCTCGGACTGGGAGATTATTTCCATGCTGACGGAAACGACGCTCGCACACCAAAGTCCGGAAATGCACTCGACGTTGACAGCCGCTTTGGAAAGGTGCAGTGGGTCGGGGCCGAGTTGCTCATTGAAGTCGTAGACATGGCGCTGCAAAAGCACAGCCACGTCACGGTCAAGGTGCTTCCGGGCAACCACGATCCGAGAGCCCAAGACGCCCTGACCATCGCACTCTGGTTCCGCTACCTCGGGAACCCGCGTGTTACCGTGGACCGCAAGCCGGGCATGCACTGGTTCTACCAATGGGGCAAGGTGATGATCGCAGCACACCATGGCCACGAGACCAAGGCCGAGCAGATGCCCGGGGTCATGGCCAGCTTCGAGCCAGCCATGTGGGGTTCCAGCCTGTACCGCTACGCCTACCTCGGCCACTGGCATAAGCGCCTGCGCGGCACGGATGAACTCAAGGGCGCAGTCTATGAAGTGTTCCAAGCGATTACGGCGAAGGACGCATGGAACCGTGGGGTCGGCCACTCATCGGGCCGGTCTATTACAGCAATCGTGCTTGACAAGAACAAGGGCGAAGTCATGCGCGTAAGTGAACCCATCAGCCCAGACTAGGAGTTATCAAGATGCAAGTTGCTGATAACATAAGCATTATCAAGGAGAAGAAGATGAAAATCTATATCGCTGGACCTATGCGGGGCTACCCGCAGTTCAACTTCCCGGCGTTCTACGACGCCCAAGAATGGCTGACGGCCAAGGGCTACGAAACCTTCAACCCGGCCCAGTCGGACAAGGAACACTACGGTGAAAACGTCAACAACTCTGCCACGGGCGACCTGTCAGACCCAGCGGCGCAGACTGGCTTCAGCTTGCGTGAGGCTCTGGGCCGTGACGCGGCGTGGATTACGGCTCATGCCGACGCCCTGTACATGCTTACAGGTTGGGAGAAAAGCACAGGAGCCAAGGCCGAGTGGACCCTCGCGGTCGCGCTAGGACTGCAAATCTTCTACCAAGGAGGCATCGAAGAGTATGAGTACAAAGCAGCAGATTGGGACTACAATGGCTAAGGAAGAGTGGTATGGGGTAGACCCGACAGTTGACCGTACTCTCCTGCGACCGATGGATCGGGAGGCGAAAACCGGAGGCCCCGGGAGGTCTGAAGCCGAAGCCCGCAAGCAGCACCCGATGGCCACGGGCCTGCTCGACTACTTCCCCGACGCCCTGTGGGAAGTGGCCGGGCTGAGCTTCGTCGGCAACCAGCAGCACAACCCGGGCCAACCGCTGCACTGGGCTAGGGGCAAATCCACGGATCACCCCGACGCGCTGCTCCGGCACCTGAAGGACCGGGGCACCCGGGACACGGACGGTGAGCGGCACAGTGCCAAGGTAGCGTGGAGAGCGCTCGCCCTGCTCCAGACGGAAATCGAGGCAGATCGTCGCACACCCTTGACTCCGACATCCTACGAGACTACCTTTGAGCCCGTAAAGTAACCTTGCAAGGAGAAAAGTATGGACAAAATCATTGGCATTATTCGCCACATTCTTACCTTCGCTGGCGGCGTTCTCATCGCCCTCGGCATCACCTCCGAAGTTGACTGGGCTTCGGTCCTGACGAACTTCGACGCCATCGCTGGCGCTGTTGTCACCCTCGTCGGCATCGTCGCTTCCATTCTGGCCAAGCTCAAGGGCTTTAGTTGGTCTGGTATCTTCGGCTCCAAGGAGTAACCAAACATGACTGGGGCCTTTTGGGCTTTCCTGAAGGCCCTTTTCATTGTCATCCCGATCATCGTTCTCGCCGTCAGGGACGGCCGGATCAAGGACGGCACCGAGAAGGAAATCCTAGATGCGTTTATCAAGGCAAATGAGGCCCGCATTAAGCGCGCTATTGATGCTCGCGATGCTCCCGATGATGGCCTGCCAGACGACGAGTTTGACCGGGATCGTCATTGAAAAGTCCGCTGCGGCTGGAGCCTGTAAGGTCTGGCCCGGCGTTAGTTACTCCACCAAACTCGACACCACTGAAACCGTAAAGAGTGCCCGGCGAAACAATAGAGCACGAAAGGCTTATTGCACCGGGACCGAACAGGAGACAAATAGATGAGAATTTTCAAGTCGCTGGTTCTTGCCGTCATGCTGGCCCTTTCGGCCACGGTCGGAGCCTATGCCCAGAACCAGACCGAGCAGAGCCAGACCCAGACTACAGTCGAGGACTTCCTCGCCCTCATCGAAAAGGCAGGCGAGACCGGCGTAGTGCTTCAGGGCGACGAGTTCGACGCCTTCAACGCCTTCATGGTGTCGAAGGTGGGCCCGAATGGTCGGCCCCCGGCAATCATCAAGATACTGGTCATGATTGACACCCGCGAATGGGACGAAGACAAGCTCGCCTCGATCCGTCAGTCGATGATGCAGATCGGCGCTTTCGACGTGAATGGCAAGCTGGTCGGCCCGGGCAAGTTCCCGGTGGGCCTGCTTCACGACGCCCTCGTCGCTGCCCTGAAGGGCATTTGACAAACGAGAACAGACGGAGTACATTCAAGGAGCATCTTGCTTCTCCGTTCTAGGAAAAAGGCCCCTTAACTGGGGCCTTCTCTTTATCTAACTCTAGCTGCTTGCCAGTGCATGCCGTCTGGCTTGGACCAAGTACCTCCCCATATCCACCCCTCAGCAGCGAAGGCGTCGAGCACAGGCTTGGCGGCTGCGAAGTGTGGCGTCCGGTCCCCGAAGCCATTGCGGTCAGCGTCAAAGTCTACGGCTGCACCGTAGGAGTGCATGCTCAGCGAGCGTCCGCCGCGCTTCGGCCGGTAGTTGAAGGAGCCCGAGAAGTCGCTCATGCCCCATGCGTCAATCTGGGCCTGCGATCGCCCCGACGCATCCCAGATGCGTTTAAACACACGGTCAAGGCTTTCGGCTGCTTTCTTGTGGATCGAGACGCCTTTGGTCACGGGCTTACCGATGTAGTAGAGCTTCCACGGCGGGATCACGCGGACGATGTTTTGCTCGTACCAGTGGGGATTTGCGTTGTTGTTCTTCCCCCGGGGGTTTCCATAGAAGGTGTCGGCGTCCCTTTGCAGGGGCCATTTACTTGCCATCTTTCAACTCCTTTGCGTCTGCTTCTGCTTTGCGGTCTGCTTGTCGAACCATTGAAGCCTCGTGGGACTTCTGCTCACGCCGGATCAAGTTCCGAACGGTCTCGGTTTCCCAGATACGGATCACTAGCCAGATCACAGACAGCAAAGCCGCGATGTTCGGAAGCCAGCCGAAAAAGGTCGCCACGGCAATGGTGATCATCCCCGCGTCTACTGTCGGTGTCAACTGTTCTGGGTTCATTCGCTTCATTCCTCTGATGCTTCCATCAGTTTGTTGTTGCCTGCGACGGTGGTGCTCACAAGGAGCCCCAGCAGTTTATTCGTTCTCTTAATGTTCGTCAAGCTGTCGGGCTCATAGGATAGTGCGAAGCGCTCCCACTGCGGGTCAACTAGGGCCCGAGCCAATAGCTTGTCCGGGGGCACCACGTGGAACAGTCGCTCACCAATGGACCCACCGATCTTGGCACCGACACTGGTGCCCTGAATGGTGTGGACCCCAGCGGCCCGGAAGAACATGGAGCCCAGCACCCGGCCGCCGAGCAATGCAGGGCTGAGCGAGCCCACACGCTCCGTGGCGTTCTGCTTTTCCATGACCGAGCCGATCAAGCGCTTCATGCGGCCAACGTCCTGCTTGTCCATGAAGACCCTGAGCAAGCTCTCAGTGTCCTTGGATGATAGCTGGTGGGCCATCAGGGTCGGGTCCCAGTTGGTATCCATACCGATCTTCTCAACCAGTGCGTTCTTGATGGCTTCGAGAGCGTCCGGGTCAGCGCCGATCTTCTGCCGGATCACCTGAGCATCGCGCACCTTGGTGCCAGAGTTCATGAGCGCCGTGACAGCAGACTGCGGGTCGGTGTCAGCTTTGTTGAAAAACGCGCTAGATTTGATGCTGTCGGCTTCCGCAATAGCCGAGCCCAGTTGCTTGTACTGCCGCTGCAATACTGCGTCCATCTGCGGGAATGCTTTGGCGAACGCCTTGAAGTCTGGCGAGTTCATGTACCGCTGCGCGTTCTTCGCCGCGATGGCTTCCTCGGCCAGTGGGTTCGTGCCACTGAGCGGTCGGCCCGTGCGGTAGGCTTCAGCCACCATGGAACGCAGGTACTCTTCCGAGCGGCCCTGTACTGCACCGGGGGTCCCGATGGTCTCACCCATCTTGGCCAACTGCGGGCCAAAGCGTGGGTCGCGCATGGCGCTTTCCATGGCACCCTGCGGCTCTGTCGGACCAAACTCGCCGGGCTTGCGGACCTGACCGAAAGCACCGACCGGGCCACGGGAGAACGTATCGTGCAGCCAAGTGGTCATTTCCTTGGCCTTGGCTAGCTCCTTGTCTCCCGGGAAGGACTTCCCAATGGCGTCGTTGAGCCCCTTGGCAAGGGCGTTCATGTTGGCCCGCAGAGTGTCGTTAGGCGTGTACTTGGAACTGCCGACACCAAGGTTGACAGCCTCCGAGCTAATGACAGATGCCACTTCGCGCACCTGCTGCAGGGTCGGGTTCTTCGGCAGACGCAACACCGCTTGCACCAGATCGCTAGGCACATGGGAGGTCTTGCCGATCCCGGTCACGGCCGAGCGGGCCACTTCGTTCGCCACCTTACGGGCTCCGTCCATAGCAACCGGGTCCAGCTTGCGGGACTGGTCCACCTTAGCCCAGAGGGGTTCGAGCACCCGCTTGCGGGCCACGTGGTAGCCCTGCCGTACAGCCTCACGCTCGCGCTGGGCGGTCTGGCCGGGGTTCGCAGAGCCCGAGCCAATGCGCTCTGCCCTGCCTCTAATCCAGCTTTCCACTTTGGTCTTGTAGCCAGCAACGGCCTTGCCGATATCGGCAGGGGAGAAGTTGCCTTCCTCCGTGAAGGGCTTTGCGGTCTTCAGGATCGCAGGGCCGGTCGGGGTTTCCTTGAACTGCTTGCCACCGAAGGTGGGCAGGCCCGGGGCTTCCATGCCACCACCGGGGACCATTGGCCGGATGCGCGCAGCGCTGGCGATGGTTGCGCCAAGCGGCCCACCGGCAAACGTTCCGAGAAGCTCCAGCAATTCGGGGCTCGTGTTTAAACCAAGTTCCTTGGCCAGCGGGTCTAGCTGCGGTGCGAGCGCACCACCGGTCACCGCGCCGACATCAGCCGCAGCCACCATGCCGGGGTACTTGACGGCGGTCTCGCCTATGTTCTTCATGACGGCACCGGCCGTCTGGGTCATCCCACCCGGGCCAGCGGCAGCACCAGCGGCTTCCATCGAAGCACCACCAGCGGCCAAAGGCCCAGCACCAGCGATGAGCGCCATCGTGATGAGCGCCTGCTTGCCTGCGGTTTCGCCAAGGTTGGCGTACCACTCGCTAAAGGCTTCTTCGGATTTAGTTCCCATTCCGGGAATTCGGCCGAGTTCGCTTTGGATCACAGCCTTCATGTCGCCGCTGGTCATGAGCGGCTGCCCTGCGAAGCCCCTGAATACGTTCGCCACTGCGGCCACTGGCACGCCAAGGGCACCGGCGAGGCTGTCGTTCGCTCCAGTCGCAATGTCCGCAATGCGGCCAGCGTATGGCTGTACTTCCTTGGGGAGGTACTGTTCCAGTATCCCGGGCTCGCGGTTCGCATAGTCCGGGGGATCATACTCGAAGTGGGGCTGTCGGTTCTCGTCGCTCACGACCCGGGGAGTAGACGCCATGGTCTGCCCATTCTGCATGAGCATGGGCTCGCTCTCGGAGGGGACCTTTACGTCATCGAAAATGAAGGGCATGGAGCTTACTCCGTGTACGTTGCTGAACGCCCACCGATTATCACCCGATCACCGGGCTTTAAAGTTCCCGCTTTGGCGGCAGCGGCGGCTTCCTGTTCGGTTTTGAAGGCTTTAGGTGCAGTTTGACCTGAAGATGGCTCTTGCCCCTCCACGGCCTTCCCTGCGGCCGCACCGACCTCTTCGGCACCCGTGACAACAGCACCGAGTTTGCCTGCGCCTTCCGTGATGCCTTGCTGGATGCTACCCTCGCCCATGTTGAACTTCATCATCGAAGCCTCAAGGTCTTCACGGGTAGGCAAATCGCGCTGGAGCTTCTTCAGGGCGACTAGCTCCTGAGACGCCTCAGCCTTCACCTCGCCCGTGTACTTCGGGTCCGACGAGCTAACGATGATGCTGGCTTCGGCCAGACGCCTATCGACCAAGTTGTGCAATCCAAGCAGCGCTTGTCCCTGCTCAGCCGGGTTCGACAGGATGCCGCTCTTGTCCACCATGCCGCGCGACAGCGCGACATCCGACGCCAACCGCTTGTTGACGTTCAGGAGGTTCGTGACATCCGAGAAGATCGTAGACAGTGCGGTCTTGTGTTTCGTGTATTCGGTCGCGGCCAGTTCAGGCCGGATGTTGCCCAGCACGCCACCGAGCAGCGAGCCAACGCCAGCCACCGGGCCAGCGCCGAAGATGATATCGCCAGACGGCGTAACCTTCTCGCCGGTGTCCGTGTCCACACCTGCGCCGGTGTCGGGCTCATCACCAGCGGGACCACCCTTGTTGCCACCAATGACCGTGATTTGCGGACGACCACCATTAGCCACCTCTGTGAAATCAACCGCAATAGGCGGACCAAGAGGCCTGCCAGCGGCGTCACGCGGCTGATCGACATGGATTACACCGGCAAGCCACTTCTGCCCCGTATCCTCATCAATGATCTTGCGGTCGATGAGGTAGCGGATGGCGTCTTCCTTTTGGGTCCCAGCGTCACCAGCGGTCATCTTGCTAAGGAAAGCCTTGCTCACCATCCGGCTCTCTTCAGGGTTTAGATCAGCCAAGCTCATGAAGCCCTTGGCGGTCTGGATTTCCATCGGCTCGACTGCGGCCACCTCTTGGTTGTCGCCGCTGAAGCGCTTCTGACCGGGAGCCAGCGTGTAGGGGTCCGGGGTCGCGGCTTGGCTCACCTGCAAGTAGCCCTTGATTGCGCCGATAGGATCTTGGCTAGAGGTAAAGAAGTCCTGCCCCTCTGGGCTGGAAATGAAGTCCATCACGCCCTTCTGCACCTGACCGTCAGCGCCGTCGATGTAGCTTTGCAGGCTGGACAGCCCGGCTTGCTGGCCCTGCCCCATGCGGGCCATGACCTGTTCGGCTCCAGTTGGAGCGCCAGTCAACTGGCCGATAAAGCCCGGGATGCCACCAGCGTCAGAGGCGAAACCACTAAAGGGGTTGCGACCAGCCGAAGGCGGGGCCCCTCTCGGGGCACCACTCATCACACCGCCAGCCGGAGCGCCGGAGGTCTGCGGGCTCTCACCACCGAATAGGTCTTGAAGGAAGGCCATGGGTTAATCCTTTACTTCAGGCTGACGCCCGCTTGGGAGCTTTCGGACTTCGAACTGACGGTCGGCTGGGTGACGCCACCCGCGATGCCGATGACAGACAGCAAGCTGTTCATCCGGTTGTTGAATTCGTCCATACCGCGCTCGATGCCGTACTCTTGGATGAGCCTTGGCAGGGCCTGCGCTTGCAGGTTCGCCGTGAGGTTCTGGACCTGAGCTTGGCTGACCTGTGGCGCAATGCCCGCAGCCTGTATCTGCCTGCTAGCCGCACCCTCTTTGCTCTCTTGGTCCCGAGCCAACTGGCCTTGCAGCGCGGTGTCTTCCGCGCCACGAGCAGCTTGCTGCGCTTGGAAGTTCCGGCCCAACTGGTCCGCCGTGGTCTGGTAGGAGAGCTTGGTCGCGATGTCGCCCATCGTGTCGCCAGCGCCACGGGTGGCGATAGCGGCAGCACGGTCGAACGCGCTGGAGCCCTGCGGCTGCGTGAACTGTCCACCCTGCGTGAACCTGCCCGGCAGCGTGCGGCTCAGGGTTTCGGTGAGGGCCTGCATGGTGGGGCGTTGAGCCGCTTCGATGGCGGCTGCGAGGAACGGGTTTTCGCTGTTCGGGTCATAGGCGGCCGTAGCGTGAGCACCCTCGTAGCCCTGAGCGAACTGCTGAAGGCCCTGCGGGGTGGTGTTACCGGGCACATATCCGGGGCCCATGACAGATTGCAGGAAGGCCGCAGTAGCCGGGTCCAGAGCGGTGCCGGAGGAACTGCTACCCGCTCCAGACGCGCCCATCAGCATGTCCAGTATAGACTGCTCGTTGGCCCCGAGGTCCGCAGTCAGCGGGCCATCGTAAGTCGGAATGCCGTTCAGGATATCGTTCGGGTTACCGGTGCCGAGGTTCGGGTTCGTGAGGGTGAAGCCCGGGCTAGAGTTTGTGGCTTGCTGCACACCACCGGGCCGGGTAACCCAGCCACCATCACCACCGCTAGTCGGGCTGGTGCCCGAGAGCCGAACACGCTGTCCTGCGCTGGTTTGCTGAGCAGCGGTGCTGCCACCTGTGCCCTGAAACTTTCCACCCGGGTAGCTGAACTGCACGGGGTTCACGTTCTGGCCCGATGGGTCAGTGATGTTGAAGCCGAGCAACTGGCCGATGATAGACGCATAAGGGGCCTGAAGCCCCTTAAACGCTTTCGGCGTCATGTCAACTGGACTAGAACTGCTCGATCCGCCACTAACACCCACTGGAAGTTCTCCTTATAGAACGGAGAGTTCCATGACACTCCCCAGAATTTTAATCTTGGTCTTACCGGGTGTCTCGAATACCTTCATCCAAGCTCTGTCGGATTTGCCGGTGACGTTCACAGCCCAAGCGGTAGTATACCCCCGCGCAAGCAGAACTTCAAGCAGGCGGTCTCGCGTAAGCTCAAGGAGTTCCTTGGAGCCTTCGGAGTAAAACATCTGCACTGTTGGGTACGGGAACAGCTTGTTGTAGGGGAAGAAGCCCCATACCACCGACTTAGCCTCACCGTCTTCGAACCCGATCAAGATGAAAGAGTTCTCGTTGGTGACCAGTTCGAACAGGTCCGAGGCGATAGCGTCGAAGCCTGCCGGGGCCACGAACGCAGCCGAGACACTTGCCTTACGGAGCACCTTCTCGATTTCCGGGGCCAGTAGAGCCCGGGGATTTTTCAGTTCAACTACTTGTGCCATCTTATCTCCTTAGTGTTTTTCGCGAGGTCTGCGCGAGCTAATCAGCTCACCGCTGGGCTCGTCTATTGAAAGGGTTCTCGTTTTTGCCCTTGCCTGTCCGCCGTTCATCCTCGACGTTCTTACTCTGCCGGGTCTTTAGCATGTCATGTCTCCGTCTCCGTGTAGATCAGCGGGTCGCCCGGGAGCCAGTCGGGTGTTGCCGTAATCTCGATAAGAAGTCGTCCATATGCCTCATCCCGCGTGAAGATGCGAGGGTCGGAGATACCGCTGTCGGCTGCTTCGGCTTCGAGAGTTTCTTCGTCAATGTAGAGCTTGACCTTTCCGCCGTTGAGATAAGGACCACCATCGGGTCCGTAGTCGTGAAAGGGCTGACGGATTGAACCGTCCCAGTGCTCAAGTGATACGGTGAGTGATCCCGGGGAACCTTCCTGTCCGAGGTAGTATTCAACGCCTGTACTCCTGTCTGTCATGACCACGTAGCCCGGGAGCGGGAAGCGCGGTCTGCCCATATTATAGAAACCATACCTGAATGCGTATCGAGGCCAAGGTGCCATGTGAAATCTCCTGTGGACTGACCAAAGAATGTATAGGGTTTTCAGCCAGCCTTCAAGCCCAAGCGCGCACGACAAGCGCCCAGTTGCCGTTTGTAAGCGCCACGCTAGCGCCAGTCGTGTTGCTCAAAAGCGAAAACGCGCTGGCGTCACTGCCCATGCGAATGTTGATATTAGTAGCGTCCGGAATCATCACCAGGCCTCGGTTGTTCGAGCCAGCCGGGGAGATATGCGGGTTAATGGCAATCTCATTGCCAATCGAATACCCGTGCTCAGCGGTCGTGCATTGCAGGAAGGCTTGGTACAGTGTGGGTGTAGTGCTCAGGCCATGAGCTATTGTAAGCGATCCACCAGACGTAATGGTTTGCTGGGCGCTCTCGAAAGCTTCCGAGAATACAATCGGAGCTGCTGCCACTGCGGCCGTGACAAACGCCGTGGTGGCGAGCGAGGTGTCGTTGTCCCCCGGGGCAGCGGTGGGAGCGGTTGGGTCTCCAGTCAGTGCGGGGCTGGCCAGCGGAGCGAAGCTGGCCGCGACAAACGCGGTCGTGGCAAGCTGCGTGGAGTTGGTCCCGGGTGCAGCAGTCGGGGCCGTAGGGGTGCCAGTCAGCGCGGGAGAGGCCGAGAACACCACAACGCCAGTGCCGGTTTCGTCCGTGAGCAGGCTGGCGAGGTTGGCGCTGGAGGCCGCAGCGACGAACGTGTCGAAGCCCGCAGCCCGGGTGATAGCGGCCCAACTGGTAAGGTCCGCGTCGAGCGGCTGGTAGTTGGCCGGGATGACGGCCACACCACCCACTGACAGGCTGGTGTTAAACGTCCCGATTTCCGCCTCAAGCTCACCCACGTTGATAATGTCGAAGCCTGCCGCGTCAAGGTCCCCCGACAGCGGCACCGTGGTCTTGTCGTTCGCTCTGCGCGCAATGGTGGCGAGGTTTTGCTGGAGCGTTCGGGTCAAGTCCCCAGCCCAGCGGGCGAGCTTCATCGTGTCGTCGGTGATAGGCGCGATCGGCAGGACTTGCTTTTCTGGGGTCTGAAAGGCCATCGGTCAGCCCTTCTTGCTCAGTTCAACCCCACAGTGCGGACACGGACCCGACAGGTCCTTGAGCATCCGGGTGATCGGGTTCCGACAGTTCCAGCATTGGATCGTCCATTCCTGCTTGGCGTTGAACGCCTTCAGCGCAGCCTTCTGATCCTCCGGCATGCCCTGCATGCGGTTGAGCTTAGCTTCCCTGTATTTCTGGTCTTCCATTACCGTGACCCACCCATTGACTGATCAGTATCGTAGCCGTCGAGCACCCAGCCGTCACCACCCGGATCCCCGAACTGGAGCGACAAAAACCGCCCTCTGCGGAACGGGCTGACGAAGTGCCCACCCTCCGGATGAGTGCCATCATACGTATAGGTTCCGCCGCTGGACAATTGGCCCGAGGCGTGATCCGCCAGCCAGACCGTCACGGTCACTTGGGTCTGAGTGGTCTCGATGAACGGGTACACCCGGCGCAAGAGGCCCCGCTCACGCCCACTTCCTAAGGCCATTCTGCTAAATCGGACGTGCGAAGGTAACACTACCCCGTTACCCCGCTGGGTCTCGGACAGGATATAGATGATCCCGTCATCGTCGCCAGCTAGGTTCTGTGGGAACGACGCTTGGAAGAACTGGTCGTTCCAAGAGTAGTTGTACTCCTGCCACTGCTCGGCAACCTGAGCCCAAGTAATGCCGGTCTTGCGCAAGTAGTAGCCCGTGGCGGTGAAAGGAAATGCACGAAAGCTGAAGGGTATATTGACTTGTTGCGGAACATCCTCCAGATAGTGCTCTATGAAGGCTGTGTCTCCTTGGCGGTTGCCTGTTTCCTGCGAAGTAGCCGGGTCCGTGGTGCCGGGGATAGCCCAGATCAGATCGCCTTGCTGCTCGTCAAAGTGCGACAGCGTGAAGGCCCTACGCCCGGGGTCACCTCTGCGGATCGCTTCGCGGAACACGTGGGTGTTGATTTCGCGCAGCCCAACGCCATCGAACCCGTACTGGCCGTCGATGTTGACGAACTCGTGGTGGTCACCGAAGTCCGCCAGCGCAGCGCGACCGATCAGCCCGTAGCCGTTCGTCGCCTGCCGGAACGCGAACACCAGCGGGTCACCGATGAATTGGACGATAGTCACGGTCTTCTCGGAATAGATGGCGAGGTTGTCCGCCAGCGGAAGCATCTGGACGATCTTGTCGGAGCGATCATGGGTAATGAACTGCTCAGACAGGCCGGTGCCTGTAGCGCCAGCGTGGAGCGGAAGGCCGATGTCAGAGTTGATGATACTGGTGGGGTAGGTCGAGCCAGCCACGGTCACATTACCATAGATCATCATGTTCGAGAATGCGGTCAGCGTGGAGCAGATGATGTCCAACTCTGGGTGAAGGGTAACCTCCGTGTCCGTCCCGTTCCACGTGATCGGCGGGTCCACGTTGTTCGTGAAAAAGGCGAGGTCATCCCCGCTGTCCCCGTCTTGAGTGAAGACGTCCCAGTCCCACTGGTCGCGCTTATCGCCTTGGAAGGTGATGCTGACTGTGTAGGCTTCACCTGCCGCGATGATACCGGCGTCTTCAGTCAGCACCAGATTGTTGTCGTCGGTGACACTATCCACTTCAAACCACGTTAGCTTAGCGCTGCGGCCCACTGCCGTGCCAAAGGTGATCAAGTCCCCAGCCTTGACAGTCGCAGCCCAGAGCGTGCCCGTTCCGATAACGTCTACGCCATTAACTTCGACCGTTCCAACAGCATATATGTTATTGAGCTTGATCGCGTCGTCCGCGCTCTCGTCGTACTCATAGATGCTATCCGGGGTCACGAAGATCAGATGCTCGACGTCGTTGCGCGGAATGAAGCTGACGATCAACATCACCGGGCCGTCAAGCTGCCAGTCGTCGGAGAACCGAGACCAGCCCAAGTTGAGTGCGCTGATCACCCCGTTCTTGATCCTGAAGTTCTTCCCGTCCGCCAGCATCTTCGGATGCATGCTGATTTCCGGCCTGTCGAAGTACAGACCGTAATTAGGCTGCACTACAGCGGAGGATTTGGCCATTAATTTTTTCCCTAGAGGGTTGGCAAACAGCGCGGGGAACTTATATTATGTGAATGCGCACCGTCATTTTTTTGCTTTTCGTGATTTTGGCTTGGCCTGCATGGGCTGGGAAGTCCTGCGTCATCATTTATGCCAATGACGTACCATGGTCCAAGGAAGTCTATTGGCATGAAATGGCCCACGCTAATGGTTGGAAGCACCCCAAAAGGCCGGCGGGTGCTGCCTTCAAAAAAGGCTACAAAGCCTACCAGCCGCCAAGGCAATTCCTGTACAAAAATAAATCTTGCATTGTCCGGGCCGTCTCGGCGGCCAAGGCCAAACACATTTGCGGTAGTTACGGGTGCCAGTGGTTCGAGTGACATCGTATTAGCCACAATGCAAGGTACAGGGATACACCGAAGACCTGTCCGGATAAGTGTCAATCGGGATCGCCACTGTGATCTTGGCGACCGTGCTTGAGCGCATCAGGTCATCCGCCTGCACCCTGCCGCAGCCATCGCCATTGCTTTCGATCAGGTCGCCATTGTGGACCTGCTCGCCCGGAGCTATCCGGATGCAAAAAGCCCCGAGGGAAGCGACGTTGAGCGTATCGTCTTCCGCGTCACCGTCATACCAGTCGAAGAACACGCCATAGACGCTGCGACTTCCGGCCATATCCGAGACCTTGACTTTAGCAAGAAGCTCACCCCGGTCGTACCAGTTACAGAGCGCATCAACACTCTCTAATATAGTCCCGCGAAGCATTTGCCCCCGCTGCGCGGGATAGGCAAGCTGACTTTCATGGCTTCCACTGAATGAACCATAAGTAACTGTCGTTCCAGAGACCGAAATGCTGCCTTCCGCAACGTTAGCTTGCAAGAAGCTGACAAGCGCCCCGTCATTATCCTGCCGATTAATCTGAAGAACATTGCTACTAGACGCAGTGGTGAGGGCTAAAAAGCCTGATGGAAACGCCTCAAAACCCGCTACTGTGTAATCTGACGTGGTTTTACCTATCTTCCAGCCAAAAGTGGATAGTCTGGACATTTCAGTGCCATCCGCAGACCACGCGATTATGTCGGCTGCTGGAGACCACATGCCTGTATTCAAATCGCCGGTGAAGGTATAGCTCGGAGCTCCAACGGCGCCAAGCGAAGAGGCAAAACTATCGCCGGAAACAGCCCCGCTAAACGTACCAGTGGTGCCCTGAATGGCTCCGCTGAAAGTCCCCGTGACCCCACTGATAGCTCCCGAGAAGGTGCCAGTGGTGCCGCTGATAGCTGCTGCGCTGACTGCCCCACTAAACGTCCCCGTGGTCCCTGCAATAGCTCCAGCCGTTAGTGGATCCGCGCCGATGTTAATCGCGCCAAAGCCCGAGGTGATCGAACCGCTGTCCAGCGCGCCAGTGCCCGTGAGGCCAGCGATAGCGCCTGCGTAGGACAGCGTTCCGCCGATGGTCACGCCAGCGGCATTCAGGGTCAGCCGGTCGGCCGCAGAGCCCGCCACCATGGCCGAGAAGGTCAGCGTGCCGTCTTCAGAGGTGCTGGTCGTATCCGCGATTGCGGCCGCAATCCGACCGTATTCCTGCTTGTTCCCCGCGCTATCCTCCCCATAGAAGATCACCGTGCCGAGCACGTCAGCCGCAGCCGGGCTAGCGCTGTTCCGGTATAGCTCGATAATAGGGGATGCAGCCGCGCCACCTTCGGTGCTTTCGAGCAGGATAAACGTACCAGCCGCCGAGTTCGTGATTTCGAACGGAAAGTCAAAGGCCGTGCTCTTCAGCAGCCCAGTCGTCGGGTCCGACAGGAACGTCAGCCAACTCTCCACCGTGTCCCTGAACGGGTGCTCCTGCCCGGGAAAGATGCTGATCAAATCGGTCTCAGCCGGAAGGGTCTCGGCTATCGAGAAGGGAGGGGAAACGGCCATCGGATTACCTCATAGCGGGGCTTTCGAGGGCCCCTTGGTGTGGAACAAGCGTGTCGCTCTGGGAGTAGAATTCTTTCTTGCCCGTCAGGATCACGCGCAGCGCTTCCTTGTCGGCCCGGTCTCTCCACCAGCCTGAGCGCTTCTCGTCCCAGTCCAGCGCGAAGCCCTCAGACGTAGCCCAGTTGATGATGTACTGGACCGCGTTGAGGGTAAACCAATTGGTGTCGCCGTCTGCTTGCAAATCGGGAATGTACTTCCAGTATGGCATGGTTATGCGGTACTGCCCGTCCACGTAGTCTGAAACTCCATCCGGCAGGGGCCAGACTTCCAATGTACCAGCATCCAATAGAAGCTGGTGCGGGTCCCCGATGTCGTCCGTGTTCCACCTACGAAGGATACTGGCCCTATCCGACAGGATATCAATCTCCCGGTTCCCACCAAGAAACTCGGTGTAGAAGGCCCGCTTGCGGAACTCCTTGAAATCGTCGGGCATACCAGCCGGGCTCAGGGTCCGCGAACTGCCCACGGTCAGGTACTCTTCGTTCGCCTGCATGACCCGGAAGTTGAAGCGTTGCTGAAGCTCCTTGATGGCCTGATTAACCAGACGCGGCACAGCGTCCTGCACCATCGTGGGGGTGTCGATCAGGGCGGTTAGGACAGCGGTCTGGAGTTCAAGGTAGGTCATTCGAGGGCTCCGTGTTTAAACGCTATTGTAGCATATGAAAAGAGCCCGGGTCTAGCCCGAGCCCTTTCCCTGCAACACCCTCACATGCGAGGGATTACTTCGCGGCCTTAGCTTCGACAGCCTTAGCCTTCTTGCCCTTGATGTCTTCGGGCTCACTTGGGACCAGCGCGTCCAGTAGGCCCATGGCCGCTTGGAGCGGGACCGGGACGGCCGTGAGGCGGTTGTCGGCGTCATCGACCACGATGGCCTGCCCGTATGGCATGGCCAGAACCCTGTATTCCCCCTTCTCTGCGATCACTTCCTTGTGCGACTGTGCTTCCGCTTCAGCCAAACTAGCCTCCACCTGAAGACTGAATTCCGCCATCTTTTCGCGCTTGTAGCGCTCCTTGGCGTAATCCCCGATGGCGAAACCGGCCTGTTCGGCAAAGACTTCCGCGAGCGGGTGTGAATGAGCATCGTAGTAGTACCCGGGCTTGTCATAGTACATAAAAACCCGAATGCCCGTCTCACGGTGCACCCGGCTAACAACGCCACGATCTACGTCAATTGTCATCTGCTTTTCTCCTGTTGGTCGGAATTGATTGCCCCGTTTATAGTCTGGACCCGGGGCCACGCCAGATGGGTATTAGGCGATTTTATACAGCGTATAGGTATTCGCCGCTGTTTTTCTTGCGCGGAAAGTGGCCGATGTACCGCCTGCGACAGCAACAAAAGCATTCCCACCATCAGTCCAGCCCGCAGCCGTTGCGATAGTGAACGTATTCCCACCCGTATTGACTACCGAAAAATCGATGAAATCGGTGGAGGCAAAGCTGGGCGATCCGGCAACAATTGCAGTTTCCAGCAACGTTCCCGTGTCCAATGTGGCCGTAACCGCTGCGCCAGATGTTGACGTGATCAAACCAGCAACCATCATAGCCGCCGTAAGTGTCCCCGTTGCATTTAGCGCAACTGGAGCCGCTTGGGTTTGCGCCCGCACTGTACGCGTATCACGCCAACCCCCACCAATCGAACGATTGGAGGCTGTGACCATGACCTTATTCTGTCCCGCAGTTCCTGCTACAGCCCCCGCGAGATAGCCAAGCTCTGTCGCACTGGCGTTAACACCCATATTACCGCGAGCCTCAGCCTGTCGGGTTGCGACAGACTGAAACGTGGGGAAGTCGCGGGGCTCTGCAAGCTCCGCGAGATTGAGGTGCCTAGAGAGGTTTCCGACTACTGACATTTTATTAGTCTCCTTACCAGATTATATAGGACCAAGCGACACGAACATATAAAGGACTTGGAAATTCATCGGAAGTGTACACAAAGGTGACAAGTTCACCATCACTACCGATGATTTTTACCATATCCCCTTGATGCAATTTTTCAGCTACATCAAGATCGCCTGCGTCGCTTATCCCATCTTCCATCTCAGCAAGTGTTTTGCTTGTGTCTGTGTAGTTCCACTTATACCGACGAACAATGCCATACTGGCGCTGTTGACTACCATCGGCTTGAACGCCAACCCACGCAAGCTTACTTGCATCAATCACATACGACATATTAAATGTCCGTTAAGCGGGCGTATAAGCGGCGGCCTTCAGCGGGTTCGTGTCAGAACTTGCACCGAAGCCCTGCTTGACAAACTCGATATAGACCTGCGAGGCACCAGCGGTTTGCGTGCCGCCGTCCGTAAGGACAAGCTCCTGACCCGGTTCGAGGCGAAGCAGCCCCGGACCCGGTGCCGAATAGAGCGAGCCGTCAGCCGCAACCGTAGCGACCGGGTTCGAACTATCCAACACGACTTCCGTGATGTCACCGATGGTAGAGCCCGTGAAGGCCATGACAAAGGTGCCCTTGGTGGCAGTCGGCGTGTCGTCGTTGTCCCGGACAATAACAGTGACGGTATCATCTGCGACAGTATAGGCCGTGGTCGTGCGGAGGATGATGCGCTTGATGTCAATCGGCACCGGCGCATTATACACAAGAGTTCCATTATCGGTCAGTGCGCCGATATCGAGGAACTGGTCTTTTCCCATATAGCTAGACATATTCGTATCTCCTTTGCCTATCCGTTATTCGCTCGTAACGTGAACGACACGGGCAAGCGATGCAGTTTCCCAGACAAGGAACGCGTCCAGAACACCAACCCAGCCAACATCGTTGAAGCGGCCAAGGTCTTCCGGCATACCCATGCGGATTTCCGGGGCCTGTACTTCGAGGATGCCCGCAGCGTCAGCCGCGAAGAAGACCGCTTCACCAGTCGTGGTGGAAGCGCCAGCCAAGCGGGCGAGGGCGTCGGTGTTGTTGGTCTCGATGAGCGTGAAGCCTTCGATGTCCTTCAGCATGCCGCTCATGAGCGGTTCCGAGGAAGTCGGGGCGATCCAGTCCTTGTACTCCGGGTCGTTCTTGATCCCACGAGCCGCCTTGGTCGAGAGGATACCCACGTACTTCCCGTTCTTGTAGTACGGAGCCTTCAGATCGTCATGAAGGTAGTCGTGGATATCGCGGAGGTCCGCGACGGAGAGGTTCTTGTCGGACGTGCCGGAAGGCGAACCGTTGGTCGAGATCGAAGCACCGGCCGCAAGCGGAACGTACTTGATCGGGGTGAGCTTCATGGCAGTCGCGGCCATGACATCCATGGTCAGTTCGATCTGGTCACGCAGAGTGGCCTGAAACTGGTTCATGGGGTCATAGAACGTGAGGTTCTTCTCGAAATCCGTGACCGGAATTTTGAAGCCCCACTCAGCCACCTTGACCTGCTTGGTCTCGATGGGCGGACGGCCGGAAGGCAGACGATCGGTTTCACCGACCTTCGTGGCCAGCGGCAGCTTGAGGATACGAGTGATCGTAACGCTCTCGCCCTTCTTGCGGCCATAGCCCGGTTCCGGGGTAAGGAATTTCATGAACTGCGTGTCAGCAATCGCCTGACGGCGGATCTTGCTGGACAGCGCGAAGTTCTTGTACGTATTCGACGGTGCGTCGTAGGTCCAAGACATGGGTGTATTCTCCTGAGTGCCCCTCTGGGCGGTTAGTTGTTGGGCCGAGGACCCTGACAAGCTGTGAGTTTAAACGATGATAGGGGTATTTGTCAACAGTATAACAAAAAGGGGCCACTAGGGCCCCTCTTCGCGGTTAGTTGGTCTGATTAGGCGTAGAAGCCGGTCTTTTCTTTCCAGCCACGAAGCTCTTCCATGAGGGTGGGGATGCGCTGTTCGTCCGGGTCCTTGCCCTTGCTCATAGCACCGCCGCTTTCGAGACCACCAGCGATCCCAGCCGTCCGTGTCACCGGTTCGTCTTCCTGTTCCTCTTCCTGCTCATTGATCCCCATGCTCTTGAGGTTCTTGACGACATCGTTGAAGAACGTCGGGGTGGCCGAGAACATGTATTTGTTCGGGTCCATGCCCTGCGCCTTAGCCGCTGCCATGGCCTTGGAGGCTGCAAACTCGACCAATTCCTGCTTGTCGGCGTAACCCTTGTGCTCGCTGGCGAAGCGTTCCCAGATGCCGTTCACCCGCTCCTGAATGGTCTGCTGCTGGTCCTGATTGTACTTGGCGATGGCCTGCCGGTTGTTCAAGGCCGTGTTGGCCCGGTTCATTAACTCTCGCGCATAGCCTTCCGCGTCGGTGACGGGATCGGGGAGGCCCTTCGTGTCCACTTCGGTCGGACCAAACTGCGGCTGTTGCACCTGCGGCTGGCCCATCAGGGCCATATTGGTGCGTTCGAGGGTCGCGTTGCGCTCTTCCATGCGCTTCATATTGGCCGTCAGTTCGGCTAGTTGGGCCGAATAATCCGGGGCCTTTTCGTGCGACGTGTCGCCAAAGTTGCGAGTTTCAAGCGACGTGTCGTCAAAAGGCAAATCTGGGCGCATGAGCCCCTGAAGTGCTGCCGGGATATCCTGTTTCTTCGTCTTAGCCATTGTCTTCTCCTATTTGGGGCGACAGGGCTTCACCCTGTGAGACCCCCATCTTGATGCGTTGGTTGAATTTCTGTATCAGCCGGTGATACGAGTGCATTTCGTACCACGCTTGGAGTGCCATTTCGGGGGTTAGAGTGCCTGTGGAGATCGCTTTGTACACACGCTGCTCCACTTGAAGCTTTAGTTTGTTCATATCGGCGTTTAGGGGCTCCGCAAGGGCCTGATATTTAGCCCCTGTGGCAAGCTCTAAAAGCTGGTCAGGCGTCGGTTCTGTGCTGAATTTTGGCATTTAAGGCTGGCTCCATGTAAATAAAGACCAGATAGTGTACAGCACAAGAGCCAAAAGGGTTACAACCACACCCAAAATGAAACCCAAAAGCATCGTTTTATCCTCTTGCTACACCCATCATCTGGGCTACGGGGCCCATTGCGCTTGCTCCAGCCGTTGGTGCGGCACCCGGGGCCTGCGCTTGGGCCTGTTGAAGTGGTGCAGCGGCCTCTGCGATGAGCTTCTCGCGCTCAGACAACTGCATCTTGGTTATATCGACATTCGAGAGCCGGAATAGAAGGTTTAGAAGCTTTTTTACGTCGATTTCTTGCATAAAGGCTTGGGTTAGGTTCTCGTTCTGGGCTATAACGCCCAAAAGCTGCAAAACTGACTGCAACATCTGGCCCTTTTGGATCACCGCGCTGATGCCGTTGGCTTGGAAGGTGATCGGGGCCTTGATTAGCTCCTTGCGCCTGCCCATGAGAGCGGCCCAGAGTTGTTCACCCGCTGCCCGAGCAAACCGGGGGTCCTTTTTGTCCACATGCTGGAGGCCGGTCTTCCAGACCAAATCAAGCTGCGGGTTTACCACACGGCTCTCTGCCGTCTGAGCCACCGAGCGCACAAGCGCCGATGAGTTCGCCATAGTGGAGTTAACCTCCGTGGCTGACGTGCGCGAGTTCGGGGCAAACTGGCCCATTCCGATTTCATTGATGCCACTCGCCTGCGAGAGTTCGGTTTTCATGCTCTGCCACACCTGAACGCCACCAGCGTCAAGCTGGCCGAGGTCCAGCGCTGCGGCAAACTGCTTCGCGTCGTACCCGTCATCGAGAAAGAACGTCTTCCCGGGGTGGATGCCGCCGTTCGCCTGCGAGGGGTCCATCAGCATGTTCGGGACCATGACGTAAGCTTTCATGCTGGTAGCATGAACCGCGTCAAGGATCAAGTTGGTAAGTTCCGTGAAGGTCTTGGCGACCGAGCCAAAGTCTTCCATGTAGGAGCGGCCATAGGGCGAGAGCGGGGCGGTGACCAAGGGCGCATAGGTCATCCAATCCCTGCCATGCCAGTAGGGGTTCTTCTCGGGACCCCTGACGATGAATTGGTTGTTGGCGACCACGATGAGAGCCTGATCCGCGAGCACCTTGCCTTCCGAGTTCACGACCGTCGCGATGTACTCATCCAGCATAATCGGCTGGCGGGTGGAGGTGATTTGCTGCCCACCGCCCGTCAGGTTCTCCCGCTTGGCGAGGTCTTCCATCAGGAGCCCGGTCATGAGTTCGTTGATCTTGGCCAGATCGAACAGGCTGTCGCCCTTACTGTCCTGCATCCGGGCCATGTTCATGAGTTCGTGCTTGTCGATCTCGGTGCGGCGGATGCGGTACAGGTTCCGGTAGGTCGGGTCCAGCCAGACGAACCGGGGATCCATGTTCTCGATAGCCACCCGGCCACCGTAGACGTCATTCTTCCAGACCGTGACACTGGCCGTGGTCATGAGAGCGCCGAGCTTCATCTGCTCTTCGAAAACAGACGAGTAATTCAACGGCGTGCCGACTTGGTTCCGGCCGACCATGGTCAGCCAGATATCCATGACCCTTTGAATGGCTTCCCCGAGGTCATTCTCTTGGTCAAAGGGGTCCACGACCGTGTAGAACTGCCCGGTGTCGAGCGCGTCCTTCATGGCCGCAGCGAACCTGTCCACGTACATCGGGACCTCCGGCATGACCTCCTTGGCCTGCCAACTGGCTTTCTGGCTGAAGTCATAGCGGTTCCAGTACAGGTCGATGTTCTGCTGCCACTTCTGATCGCGTGGGTTCATGCCCGACTTGCGGGCATTGTCCGCTTCTTGGAAGTAGCCCTGTAGGATGCGCAGAAGCTCCAGATCGTCCGTGGGGCCAATCTCGGGCTTGATAGGGGAACCATTGTAGTCCATTTAAAACTCCTTACCAGCCCTTTGCGAGCATGAAAGCCGCGACGTAATCGGCTACAAGCTGATAGCCTGTCGCAGTTAGATGGATATTGTCGGCACGAAGTGAACTTGGCACAATGTCACGGCCGATATCGATAATGTCTTGTGCTGTTGGTGTGATCCCTGCATCGGTCAGGCCATCATCGATCAGATAGCGCCGAATGTCAAGATAACTATTTGGAAAAGCTACCTCAAGTTCTTCATTTGCCACTATGAGATTATCGTAAGCCGCACCGCCAGCGTACTCATCGACAAATTCACCATTTATAGCGCTCAGCACAACATAACGTCTTTGCACCGTGGACAAGGCGTCCACCATCTTCTGTACTTCAGCAACAATAGACCAGTTGTTGACGTTTTTATTATTGCGACCACCCCAAATAACTTGTGTCGAAGCAAGTTCAACTTGTGTCTGCACGATAACATCTGTTCCTGCGGGACAGGAAACAGTTCCCGGATCGGCGTCAGGCGTAAACGTGTAGGTTTCCGAAGTAGAGGGCGGGCCACCCGTTGCCGTGCGCTGGATCGTCCCGACTACACCCGCAATCGAAGCGTCAATCGTAAGTGTGCCGTTGCTGTCGCGTCTGGATAGTAGCTGCGTAAACTTGCCGTCCGTTGAGTTAGTGATCGCAACGCCGTTGAAAGCCGTGATGCTATTTGAACCGACAACGATCTGGTTTCCTGAAATATTGACGGTCGGAACATTGCCGCCCTGCCGCATGGCGATCTGTTCGATTATCTGCGAACCAAGTCCTCGGTTATTCACAGTTCTTGATAATTGCGAAGCAAGCTGCGTTGTGAAAGCCGAAGACACCAGACTATCACCATAGGCGTACACCGTGGAACTTGGTATCACGCTTTCGCCCGGTAACAATATACCTCTACGTCGCCGATTATACTGCATCATGGCAACGTTATCGTCACGCCGTGGTCGGCCAGTACCATCGCCGCAACGTCCGCTTCCATCGCCGGGATGTCGGCCTCTGACATGATCGGGTATATGGCGGCATGGTGGAAGATGCCGTCTAGGCCTTCGGTTGGCGTAGTATTGCGGCGAGCGCCGATGGACAAATGGTTGGTGCTAACAGTGGCCGGGACGACATTAGCCAATGTGCCTGTAGCGACTTGGACACCATCTTTCCTGATCTTGACGGTAGTACCGTCGACCTGAGCGACCCAGAGATGGGAGGCTCCAGTGCCTTGCCCTAGTCCAGAGGAAGCGATAGTCGTTGGCGATGCACCACGACCAAGAAACTGGACTTCAGTGCCATTCAGTCGAAAGGCCCATTTCGGGATAGGCGTAGTCCCAACATTGTCCCAGTCCGTCATGAACTGCTGTGCGCCTGTCACAGCATCGTTCCGGAGGGCCACGACCACCACAAAGCTGGACATGTCGTAGGAGGCATGGTGCGGGACGAGACAGATATCGCCAGTGCCGATGTACTCTAGGCCAGTCGCAACCCAGTCAGGATCGCTCGTGGTGCCGCCATCGCGACCACGGAAACCATGGTTTGCGTTAGGCGAGGTGTCCGTCACCGTCTGCGTAGTAGCACTGGCTCCGTCGTTCATACGGAACTCAGCGATCGGGTCGGGAACACCACTGGCTGCGCTGGTGTCAGCAACTGTGACGGTCTCGGTGATCGGAGTGCCACGGATCGTAGCAGTAATGATTTCTGCACCCTCGGTAGTCTCGTCGTTAACGAGTGTGACCGAGAAGGAACCATCACCAGCACTATCGAGGTTGACGGAGAAGCTCAGGGTATTCTCTACGAGATCGGCCGCTTGGATGCCTGTGAGATCGACGTTGATCGTCTCTGCGCCAAACTCACCAGTAATAGTGAATGTAACCGTTGCCCCTTCGTCGATTGTATCATCATCGGCAATAATCGTATAGCCAGACTGGTAACGTTCCATCATACGACCTGCGAGACCGTACCAGCTATTCAGGCCGTCACCCAGTGAACCTAGAAGAACCGCAGCTTGTGCATCTGTAGGACTATCGATAGCCAGCGGCGGGGCGTAGGCATTCGGATTGAATGTGACCGTTTCCGGGTTGGGTGTGCCTTCCGTTCCAGCAGCATTGCCGTAGCCGACGGTTTGCGAAGGCCACGGATCGACGCCGACATAGGTCTGAAGGACGCCAGCAGGGTTCGACACGTTGGTCGGATCGGTCGACTGCAGCAGTCGGGCATTGTGCAGCCACCACCAGAGCCAGGCGTCACCGGCTCGGAAGTACGGATCAGTGAACGCGCCACCGGGCCTTGTCAGCGTCGAGAGCAGATGAGCGCCCATTTCGCTACCGGCAGTGACCGTGTTCCAGAACGTCAGGTCCGACGCGCCGTTGTTGCGGTTCAGGGCATGCGCCAGATAGTACGGGCTCACAAATATGACATCACCGAACAGGCCCAACGTGTCTGTCACGCCGTGGCTGTTGTTCCACAGATAGTTCCAAGCGTTCGGAGCCCACCATGAGTTGTAGTTGGGCTGGCCGACAATACGAACCCGATCAAAGAAATCCGGCAGATCGCCAAGCTCAACAGCCTCATAGGCGGCTTGCGCGATATTGACGAAGCCGCCTTGCACCAGTATCCAGAGCTTGTTCTCGGGGAAGGTGGAACTAGGATCGCCGTGTGCCAGAGCGCCAGCAATGATCGCCTGCGCAGCCGCGTGTGCGACGGCATAGCCAGCGTCACCGCTTTCGCGGTAGCCAACAGCCGGAGCGTCCGTTGTCGGACCCGCGACGATCTTGGCAATTAGCTGGTCCGCCGTTTGATAACGATCGGGATATGTGGACTTCCGCACGATCGTCGCGCGGTCGATCCGGTACGCCTCAAAGACGTTATTATATTCGGCCGAGTTGCTATCAGGCGGGCCAGAGGTAAAACCAGCTAGTAAAAAGCTGTCTTGGTCGGGGAGGATGACCGCCATAGCCGAGATATCGTCGCGCTCACCCACTGTATCGATATCCGCATCGATCCAGATAGGCCACTGAGCGTTAGGGTTGGATACCCCACCGCCCGACCCGATCAGCAGTGCTCCACGACGACGCCGATTGAACATGGGGGTTTACTGTCCGCCCGCTCCATTGATGAGGACATCGACATCGGTGCCGGTTCCACCCGACGAACTGGCCCGTATGTAGAGCGGGTTTTCGAGGATAACTTTCATGCCAGCCGCAGTGAAAGATAACGCTACGCCCGCGTTATCGTTTAGTGTCAGCCAATCGGTGTTGTTATTGGAGCCTTGGATCAAGATCGTGGCACCCCCAAAGGTGCCAGTAACATGAACCGTCCGATCGGCCCAGCGCGGGATATTGACGCCAACGCCGGTATCAGCGTTTCCAAGCGTCCAAGTAACGGTAACCATCTTGTCATTCGTAACAAGAGTTGAGCCGGGGACTGTAGCCATCTTTACGGGTTCCTTTGTTTAAACAAGCTCTGAAGGTATCAGTTTTTGATCTGTTCCGCAAGGGTGGACGGAAAAGTGGAGCCATGTGCAGGCGGTGCCGTGCCGGTGCCTTCTGGCCCGATGCGCCACTGCGCGGGCTCGTTGGGCGAGCCGAAGTAAGAGCCGCCTTGGCTAGGCGTGACCTTGGTGCCCTCGCGGGCCTTGCCGGTGGGGAACAGGATGGCTGCGCCGTAGCTGAACGCGTCAGCCGGGTGAGAGTGGATGTTTTTCTTTGGCTCACCACTCACCACGCCCGTGCGGGCCTTGTGGTAGTGCCAACCACCGCGCAGAGCGAACCAGATTTCCTGCGACCTGTCCCGGTCTACCTGCACCATACCCCGTCCGCCGACTAGCTTCGATAGCACGCTCTGAGCCGCGTCACGCCGAGGAGCCCATTTCTGTGGACCAGCCCGCCATGTACCGCCGAGCTTTTGCTTCACCACCCGCACCGCGCTGTTTATCGAGCTAGATTGCTCTCTCTGCACGCCCTGCGGGTCACCAATATGCGAGATCGGGTTGCCCTTGTAGCGGTCCATTAAGAGGGGCTTCACCACGTCATCGATTAGCTCCGTCACGCCGATCCCCTCGCCCACGATGCTGTCGAGGATGTTCCAGTGACCCATCGGGGTCTTTTGCGTAATCAGACAGGTCGGGTTTAGCCCCCAGTCCCAGAGAAGGTGGAGTTCACGGCGCGGAATTGCCACGAGCCCGCTAGCCAAATGCACCTTATCCGACCACTGCGGGGTGACCGTCACGCCCTCCGACTGGAAGCCGAATTCGCCGTCCACGAACCGCCTGACCAGATCGGGCCGGTGGGCGAGCGTCTTCCGCATTTGCTCGTAGTAGTTCTCAGGCAGGTTCTGCGCGTTCTCGGGCTGCGGGGGCTGGTGAAGCCTGAAGCCCTCTATGCGCTCTCGACCGACCCACTTTCTAAAAGTCCAGTGGCTCTCGTCGGGGTTGTTGGTCGCCAGCTTAGCGATGTAGTGCGTCATCTTGGGCTGGCGCAGGCGGGTCATGGCTAGGTCGAAGACGCTTTCATCGATGCCCGAAGAGCCAAACGCCGGAGCCGGTTCGTCCATGCCAAAGCCGGCGAGTTCCCACGAAAGTAGTTTAGACGCATCGGCAGGGTCTTCAATGCCGATGAAGCTGATCGTGCCCTTTGCAACGCCCTCATACCAAGTCCATTCCTTCTTGCCTTGGTGGTATTCGCCATATACGCCCGGTGGAAACCACTCGAAAAACGACTTCAGAGTGGTCTTCTCAAGGTTCGCGTAAGTATCGCGGATCATGACAAGGTTAGCGCCGGGGTTGTGCTTGGTGAAGTAGAAGAAAGACCATGCTAGGGCGGTGGATTTGCCCTCTCCGGCGCGGGATGAAAACAGGTCCGCTAGGGCCGTACTGGTGATAAATGCATTCTGGATCGGGTTTGGATTAAAAAGCGTTTTGTGCGTCTGTACAACGGGCATCTTTTATCTCCCACCACCTTGGACCCGCAGGCCCTTGCCGATGTTTTCGAGTGCTTGGATTGTCGCCACGGGGCTCATGCCCCGCAGATGCCGGATGTTTTTCCGGGCTTGGTAGCGCTTGAAGTCCGGGCTGACTTCGTTCTTGCGGCCATTAGTGCCCGAGGTCTCTGCGCTCTTCCCACTCCCCGCGCTGCCACCACCCTTGCCCCATTTCTGGTCCGCCGGCGGTGCCGCTAGTGCAGTGTTGAAGTCACCCTTTAAGTCGAGGCCATTTTGTGCACTCATAGTACCCTTGCCCTGATAGTCCTGCAGCGGGGCCTGATACTCGGAGCCTGAAGGCCGGGACATCTGGTCGTAGGTAGGGCTGGACAAGCCTATGCCACCGGCACCACCACCCTTGTTACCCTTCTTCTCCGCCCACTGCCTGAACTGCCCTGCCGTCATACCACGCAAAAATCCATTGGCCTCAATGACCTTGGGCCCAACAATAGCGCTCATGGGGGTGTTTGGGGCAGCGCGGTAGGCGGCCGGTGCAGCGCCAGCGCCCAAGAAGTGCGCCGCGTACAGCGAGCCATTCGTAATCGGGACGCCTTTGGAGCGGAGTACCGCCGCGTTGTCGGCCGTGAAGGCCCGGATCGCCCGCTCTTGCTGACCCGCGTCGTAGCGGCCGTCCGCCGTCAGTCCCAGTTCCGGGTGCTTCTTGGCCACTTCCTGCCAAGTGCCCTGCAAGAACTGGTAGCGGCCCGTGGCCGTGCTGGTGGGGTTTTTGGCTCTGTCGTTGCCACCGCTCTCTGCGGCCCTGATCGACGCATAATAGCTGTCTGGTATTTGGCCTGTGCTGATCGGCCGCTGCTCAGGCGCGATGAACATAGCCGGTGGACCAACGGGCTGCTCGACCCCACCTGCGGGTGCACCGCTGGTCTGTGGGCTAGCCGGGCTGGGGGCTAGGTCTTCACCCGGTCTATCAGTGTTGCGCGTCGGGCCTTGCTGGGCTATTTGTGGTGCACCACTCAGGGGCGCACCGCCCAGCTTGCCCTGTAGCGCCTGCGCCAGCATGGGGATAAGCTCATTGAAGCCGTTACCGCCAGCCAGCGGAGGCGTTGGCATGCCTGTACCCATCAGCCCCGCGAAGGGGTTACTCTGCGGGTTTAGCCCCGGCAGGTTTAGTCCGCCGAGTAGGCTCAGCAATCCGGCCATGTGTAGTGTCTCCTTCAGCAATCCCTAGAGCCCGCCTGACTGCGGGCGATTTCTTCATCTTATCATACTTTGCTGCGGTTGCGCCAGTCTGATTAGCGGGCTTGTGGCCTTTGCGGGGCCTTCCCGGGCTGGTCCTGCGCTTCACCGCGCTCTCGACTTCCTCTGGCATTCCTAGTTCTTGCCGAAGGGCCTCTAGGTTGGCAGGGAGGCCGTCTGTGGTGCGACGAGGTTCTTCGGGTAGGATTTCACCCTCGATAGTGTTTTCAACGTCTGTTGAAGCTGGCTGTGGCGCGCTGGGCCCTTGCCAGTCCGCATGCACCTCCCATACGCTCTTTGCCACTGCTTGCCCCTCACCTCCCGCCTGCCCGAGGTTCAAAGAAGTGATAATCTGCACGGGGATCATGGTGCTCATGTTCTTCGCGCCTGCTTCCGCGAACCCACCCGGGTCTCGGCGGCTGGCGGACCACCTGTACTGGTTCATGGCGACTTCGTGCGCCCTGACTTGCGTGCCTGTGAAGTTGTTGGCTTGGACCAGTTCCTCCGCTAGCTCTAGGGCTTTGTCCTCGAACACTTGGGCTGACGTTTTCCTAGCCTCACCCCATGCTTTAGCCAGATCCGGGTATCGCCCCATCAGTGCCGAGAAAGAGGACCACCCGTACCCACCCCGGGCTTCAATCTCCTTCCACTTGAACCCCTCGATCATCAGCCCGAGGGTCCGCAAGGACTTCTCCATCTGGTGCGGCGTCATCAGGTTGTGCTTGACTGGTGTATTCGCCAGATCGAAACTCATTTCGCACTCCCGTACAGTACTCGATTAGCTATTTCGTCTATATCTAGTACCCCAGCTTCTTCACGTCCGCCCACGTGTCCTTCCACCCGAGTTCCTTCCACGCGTACTTGTTCATTAGTTCCTCTAGATCTCTCTTCAGTTCGGGCGAGGATTTCGCGCTCAACCCGGTCGAGCTTTTCACCACCCCATTTACTTCCCATAACAGGTACTTCTGCTTGCTCGCCATCTTCTGCTCCTTCAATCAAGCGCCAAAACCAACTCATCTTTCCGTTCTCGCTTACCAAATAGCTCTCGGCCACGCCATCCTTGCCCCGGATCACTGTGCGTCTGCTGAAGCCCTTTTCGGTAGCGCTGCGCTCCATGTCCGTGGCCCGCTTGGGCCCATCCGCCAGTTTCTCCAGCAACCAAGCCCGCACCGCGTTGCGCGGCCGTTTGGAGCCGCTATCCTCGCGCACCCCATCGTCCCGGTAGACGCCAGTCCACTCAAACCCCTCGTCCCCGAAGCTGTAAGACCAGCTAGCCCCCTTCGCCGCGTAGTTGGACTTCGAGTGCTTCATAATATGATCGCCGTTGGGCGCGTACGTCACGTACAGCGCACTGCGGACAGCATTCACGAAGTCCACGCTGCCCATTGCCTTGTCCGCATCGGACCCGTCCGAGGATTTCCGGCTGTGGCCGATGATGATAATCGGCACGCCGTGAGCTTTGGCGATCGTGTGAAGGGTCCCAGTGAACTCCCGGGTCTCATTGGCCCGATTTATGTCCACTTTTCCGCCAATATAGGACACAATTGGGTCAATAAACACAATCCCGACCGAATAAGCTTCGATCATTTCGTCCACTAGGATCAAACCGGACTTTTCGAGCGTAAAAATGCGCTTGGGGATGGCGATTTTAGTCAGATCGGCCCCTGATTGCATCAACCGGGGCACCAAAACGCTGTCCGCCTCATCCTCTGCGCTCATAATGAGCACTTTCTCGGGCGGCCGGTGGTTATCTTGGCCCGGAAAGGGCTTCCCGGTGCTCACTCTGGCCGCGATGTCCATTGCGATATGGCTTTTGCCTACTCCCCCGGGTCCGTACATCAAGGTAGCCACCCCCGCTGGGATATAAGGCTTCCACAGAAAGGTCATTTCGCGGGGCTCAACCGTGTCAAGCCATTGAACTTCTTCGATTTTTCGGGATTTTGGTTGCATCTGGCACTCCTGTCTTTTTGGCACTCTGGCACTCTTGTACCAAAACACTGTGCCAAAGTCAACCCTGCGTGTTCGTTTAAACACTGGAAGATAAAGAAGAAACACTAGAGTGCCAGAATTCTGCACACGGGGGTGGCACTCTGGGTTTTCGCGCCCGGCACTGGCACTCTTGGAATGGCACTCTCAGCCGCTTTTGTGGCACTCTTTGGTAGTGAGGGAGCGCAGCGACCGACTTCCGGGGATTGGCTAGACTACCCAGGGTTGCACCTTTGGGCCAGCACAATTTTGAAATTTTCGTTCGTTTCTCGCGCCATGGGGCCCCTAAAGCCCGGGGGCCCAGCCGGGGGTGCTTGGGGGAACCTGCCCCGGTGGCCGCTAGGGAACAAATCGTGAACACGCCAGCGGGCCTAAACGGCAAGAAGTATAGCCAAGGCTATACAAGATAGTAAAGCCTAATCGTTTCGCCTCCGTAACGATGCCCACTCCATTTGCCCTGCCAGACAGGCCGAACCCATAACCGGAGAGTGATTGATCCAGTCAAGCGTTTAAACGCAGACGCGCAGACTGCTTGCACTTTGCAACCAGTTCAATAAGCTAACCAGTGACAGATCCCGCCGGGCAGTGCGCCGATATAGGTACGTATATAGAGCCCGCTTATATACGCTCGTATATGGCTGGCGTGGATCGCTGCGCTGCCCGGGCAGGGTTAGGGGTACAACTCACTACCCCAAAATATGCGGAATAATGAAAAAGAGCCCAAAACGTGTACGTGTACGTGTACGGCCAACTGTACAACGTAAGACAAAGGAAGGATCGGGCAGGCATCTAGGGCAAAAAGAAGCCCGCCGAAGCGGGCTGATAGTGCGTTGGATCTAGCGTGTACCTTTAGCGCGTCAAAGCCCAAGCCCGTTCGACGTAACACGCCCGGGTGTCCCACGTGTCCCAGACGCAACCATTAATGCACGCGGTCATATGGCGCGGCGTGTTGAGTAGGTAAGCGCCGCTGGCTAGGAATGGCATGCTAGCCATGAACCTGTCATGTGCGCAGCCCGATAGGGTCAAGCGGACAAAGCCAAGCTCTTTTAGCCAGCCCTCGCACGCGTCCGGGCTAATGCCATTGTCGGCAGACAGGTAAAGGCGGTTTGCGGCTTGTGCTGCAAACGGGTCTGGCATGAACGCCAGCTTATACCACACGGGCCCGTAGGGCTGCGCTGTAGCGTGCGCAATGGCACGCGCAACGCAATCGCCTGTCAGCATAGCAGGAAAGCCCGCAAGGGCCCTCCCGCCATCGGATTGGATGAAAGACAAATCCATAGCTCAGGCTCCTTTCTGGATCAGCCGGAACGGGCCCGAACAGCAATTGCACGTCGCGGCGAATTCTTCCCGCGCCACGCGCGCCTTCACTGGCGGGATACACTCACACTCGAACAGCCGCAACCGGCTACCAGAGCCCGTACCGCGCGATTTGCCGCCACGCGTGCCAATACCTGCCGGGCAAGCCCGCAGCTTCGCTACGGTGCCTGTGAAGCCGGGCAGTGAGGCAATAACAGAACCATCGTCCGGTTTGGGCAGGGCGGCAAGCTTGAAGCGTAAGCCGGGCTCGAAATCTGCCCAGCGGTAAGCGTGTCCAGCCGCGTGGCAGTGACGCAAGCCAAGACGCGCGCATGCCGCGTGCCATTCCTTCCCGTGTCCCGCACCGATCGGCGCGCAGACGTGCCCAAGCTCATGAATAGTGGTGCCAGCCAACTGCAAATCGCTTTCCTTCCCAAAGGCGCAGACTTCCACGAAAGGCGCGGGTCCAGTCGTCGCGCCTTCCCACCTATTGTAATAGGTCACGCCGCGCAAGCCGGGCGCACCTGCGCCAAACGCTAGCTTGATGGCGTGTATCTTCGCCATATCGTCGGCAGTGGCAGACGCGGCTACAATCGCCGCGACAGAACGCACATAGTCTTCGTGGGTGAACATGGCTGAAAGTCCTTTCTGGTTAGCCAAGGGCCCAAAAGGAAACGGGCCCATGCGCGTGACATAGACCCGTTTAAACGCAAAAGCGAGTAACGAATTGTTACAGGGGATTTACCCGCCCTATATACCACTCGGAACGCACATGGGCTTCAGACCCAGTGAAAGCGCTGAAACGCTTGTTGACCCAGTAGCCAAATTCCACGGGCTCTAGCTCTTCATCGATAATGCGCGCGATGGTCGCGTGATCCTCTTTCCAAGACCGGCACTCGATACAATCAGCCAATGCGTCCGCGTGATAGTCGCTGACAAAGGTCTTTCCACGGAACCTAACAGCCGCTTGCGGGGTCATGATAGCACCATAATGCCAACTAAGCCGACGATAAGGAGCGCGATAGCCAGCGGTGGTGAGATTACCAAGAGCACAAGCCAAAGCAGGATCAGGAGTGTTTTCATAACGCCACCTCTTCCACGCTCGTAGAGGTGCGCTTGTCAAAGATGACTTGGTAGCCGTTGCTGGCTTCAACAGTCGGTACTTCATAGGCCATGCACTTTGCGCCAGCCGCGTGCATGAGAGCCCGCCCTTGCGCGTTAGGGAACCACTCATGCAGCCGGTCTAAGGACGGGAAGCCGAAGACGTTGTATGGATGCTGGCAGAGCAGTGCCGCGTGGTTATGGCACTCCAACGATCCCTCAAACCCGTCATGCTCGTTTTCATCCCCTGCGGGCAGATTGTACAGGGCGCAAAGCTTGGACCCCATTACCCGACAGACGCCTTTGCCGTCCGCTGTCTCGATACGATATACCTTCATGACATCACCACTAGAGTTAGGATGAACAGATACGCAAGCGAGAAAACCAGATACGCTTGCAACGTACCTCGATAGGCTCGCACTGCCCGTTGACGTGGAAGCCGATGCCCGCCCGTGCGCGGGAAAAGGCGCGGATCATAGCGCGGGGTCATTTGGTTGCCTGCCAGACTGCCCAGACAAAGACCGGGCAAACCGTAATGGCGAATATCGCCCATGGAATTAGCTGTTCGATCATGGTCATACCTCCCGCGCGGCAAGCCAGTGCTTGACGGAATAGGCCATTATGGTCGGCAGAGCGTGCCAATCCGTGTCACTGTCGGGTGCCTGATAGACGCACACATACCACCCTGCCATGCCAACGTAGCTTGTCAGACCATCATCGAAGGCACGTTGCACGCTTGCCTTGATGTACTCCACAGTGTGGCCCTTGGGATTGATGACGTTGAGCACCTCCACCACGTCGCGCAAGGTACCTTCCGCAGATTCCGTCCATATGAGTTTACGCATTGTCGTTCTCTCCGTGCCTAGCGTTAGTGCTAGTGGCGGAACCATAGCAAATAAAAAAGGGCCCGACAAGGCCCTTTTTCGTATAGCCTAAGGTTAGCCTATAGGCCAGCCAACCGCGTTTAAACAACGGCGAAGTACTGCCTCAACTTGGGGTCAAAGGTCCACGCCTCAAGAGCCAGCGCCTTGGCGCGGCTAACGGGCTGGAATAGACCGGGCAGTGGCGTGCGTTCCTTCACCGTGTAACCGTCATTGTCTAGCCAGTCCAAAATGGCCTCACGATTGCCGTACAAGCGCGACTGGCCATCTGGGCCCTTGCGATAGGCTGGGCCGAGGCACAGAACACTCTTCTGCCCGCGCAGCCAGTACGCCAGCTTGACGCGGTTTGTGCTAGTGTCCTCAACGATGAAAGACGCATTGGACACGCCGCGCCATGAGCCCTTAAGTTGCTTGTACCGCATCCCATCGCCCAGCGCATAGGCGTTGAAGCTCTGCGAGCGCACGATGTCACCGACCTCGAATACGACGAAGCGCTGATAGGGGAAGTCGCTGCTCCTGCCCTCCCAACCGCCCGAAACATCGGGGTTGAAGTGCGCTTCGGGGATGGCTTCGAGCCCGTCCAGATCACGCGAAGTAGATCCAGCCTGCAAGCCAGCGAATGCCTTTTCAATGTGTTGACGCAGGGTCAAGTGCGTATCCTTTCCTTTTTAGCCGTTCATATACCTGCGATGGTGCAGTACCAAGTCGAGACTGTCTGTCTCAGGCTCTTGGAAGATATAGAGCCTTGTGAGTTTATGGTCAAGCGCTTTCGCGGCGAGGGCATCCCGCCTCAAGCTGTCTTTCATCGTGTCGCGTGCGGCCACCGCTTCGTGCTTGGCCTTGTCGCGCACAGTGCATGCTGCGTGGGCCAAGTGAGGCAAGCCATTGTGGCACATGAGAGTAAGCCAGTGGATTTTCAGAACCATTTCGCGCTCCTTTCTGCTTGGTGAACGCGCGCACTGTACCAGTGTGCCAGCCAGTTGGCAATGTGGCACACTTAACTTTTTAGTCGCATAAGACATATATTAGCACTCTCTAATAGCCCTTTAGTATCAAGCGTTTAAACACCCAAGCCTCGCGCAGTGCGCTAAAGAGAATGCCAGAATACCAAGAATGCCAGAGTGCCACGGGGGACAAAAAAAAAAAGGAGCCCGAAGGCTCCTAGGTGTTGCTCTTTGGAGGTGCACCTTTATTTGGCGCTGTAACCCGCCGAGATATTGGCCTTCAGTCCGTCCGTGCCGGGCACGGTCTGGAAGCTGCCGGAATTGCCCGCCAACACCATCTTGCCCGATTTGCTGGGCGTGGCCTGCTTGCGGTCCCGCACGACGCGGAAATACACATGCGTGTCATCCACGGCAGTTTCGATGCCGTGCTCGCCAAAGGCGGAGAAAGTCATTTCGGTTTTGGTAGCCATTTCGGTTTAGTCCTCTGTTGACGGGCTTCATTGCCTAGCGCTGATGTAGCGCCTTTGTCCCGGCGCTACTAGTTGACAGATTGTCGCACCCTACGGATGCTTACTCCAGTACCAGATAGAGGCGAGCAGCACCAGCACCAATAGCACCAGTTCCACCCAGTCCATTACATGTCAGCCAGTGTCAGCGGATCGGGCTGCCCTGCCGCCGCTGGCTTGGTGTCGGCTGCATCGAACCTAGCCAACCGGTCAAGCTGTCCTGCCACGATGGCAAGCAGCATCCCGTCTTTCATGCTGATGCGATTGGTGTCGTCGTCCTTGAGTGCCCGCTGGGCAATCTTCATCACTTCGTCGCCGAGGTTAATATCCATCTGCTTCGTTCCTTCTAGCTATTTCGGCGTTTAAACGCGCGACTTTGGTTGTGGCGAGGTGCATGTCGTCTGCCAGAGGATCGCCATTCTCTAACAGCTTAATTTCCTTGAGCCAGAACTCCCGCAGGATTTTCAGATCATGCCGGTCGAGCCTGCGTAACTCAGCCACATAATCCGCCTCTGTTGCTGGGTGTCCTACTTCTGGTCCCGGTTCATGCCCCGGCTTGTACCATGCTCGCATCGAGTGCTTCCTTCAGTTTGGCGGGCAAGTCCGATGCCTGCGCGCGGCTCATCACCATGGTCCAGCACATCCCGCTGGGTAAGGATACGTTGATGCTGATCAACGTGGTTGGCTTGATCGCCCTTACTTCCACTCTCATCCTGCTTCTCCTAGCCTCTTGTGGATCATCTGGAGTGCGCCAGCCCCCTCGCCTACCGCCGCAGCTATCCGCTTAGTGCTGTTTAAACGCACGTCACCGGCCGCGAAGATGCCCTTCACGCTGGTCTCGTAGGGCAGTTCAGCGCCGCAGTCTGTCCACGTAGGGATAAACCCCTTGTCTAGCTGCACAGTGCTGTTCAACCAGAACGTTCTGGGCACTGCCCCGATGAACATGAACAGGTAATCAGCCGGTATCTGT